CCAGCGGGGCCGCGCTCAACGATCTCAATAACCTCAATCTCCCTCTCTGTTACCTCAATGACTTCTTGGCTCATCGGGCAATCTCCTGATAGACCTTGGCCTTGCCAGTTGCGAACGCGATGTAGGTATAACCAGAGTAGAGTTCGATCTCGTAGACGTTGTCGCCTGCCGTGAGGTTGGAGGCTTGTGTGGCGGTAATTTCTATTTCAATTGTTCCAGCGGTTCCGCCAAGTGTAATCCCGCTTCCAGATGTCAGTGTAAGTAATGTGGCACTATCCTTGGCGCACTCCCGAATAACCATGTTGGCCCCGTAGCCCGAAAGATTGACGGGGATATTCGACTTCCCCTTGCAAGACTTGGTCAGATAACGAAACTTCGCCGTCCAAGTCTTTCCTTGAACGATTTCAATATCTCTTTCAAGTCTCCAGTAATTGGTCATCAGGGAGGGGTGGTTGATCCGTATTTCAAGATACCGTTGGAGAAATTCATATAGGTATCTTGGTTCGCGCTATTTTTAAGAATTAAGTTGGTAGTAATTCCTCCTCCAAGGCCGAGGTTGGTGCGGTTGACCCCAGCAACTGCGCTAATCGTAAAACTATTGGTGTCTTCGATTAGCTCAATGCTTTGAAAGTTTGGTTCACTTGTCGCACCCAATCCCAAATTGGTTCTGCTTGCCGCCGCATTGGCTACTGCGTTGGTGCCAGAGAAGTAGATGGGCTCAACAAATGCAACGTTATGGTCGAACTGCCACACATCATTGTAGTAGACAAACTGCACAGCCTCGTCAAAGCGGGTCAATGTGATCAGGTTATTGGTCGATCCAGCCCGCTGAACCCGCGTCATGGAATTGGTTGGCCCCTTGTGGACAACAATGGCCACATCTCCCTCAAATGTTAGCGTGTTAGTCGGGAGGACAATAGTGTTTGTTACATTTGCAATGTTGGTGGCCAGACTGTGGATATGGAGGAATCGGGCTGGGGTGATGTTGGTTGTGAAGTTAGTATTCGGCTGGGACTCAATAAATGTCGTTGTAATCGGGGCCGCTTGCCAGAAGTTGGTTGGGCTAACCACTTCTCCGTTGGTGTTGACCGAAACAAGGCTAGTGCCTGCGTTGCTATTAGTTAAGGCAGACCAGCCAAGGCCGAGGTTGGTTCGGGTAACGGAGGCGTTGGTGGAGTTGTCGAACGTGATAGGAGTTCTTATTTCTAGCAGCGCAGCCTCGATTATAAAATTGTCGTCGTCTAGCTCTATAGATGCGTTAGTGGTTGTTGATTGCAAAAAGCCAGCAGTTATTCTGCTAAACGTCACCTCATTCGTCGCCCCCAACTCAATCGCCGTGCGGAAATTTGTGACGTTGGTGTTCGTGAGCCAAGTGGCTCCGAGTCCCAAATTAGTTCTGCTTGCCGCCGCATTGGCTGTTGCGTTGGTGCCAGAGAAATAAACAGGATGGGCAAATGCTTGGTTTTCCAAAAGACTCCAAGATGTTGTGTAAATAAATTTTGCGGCTTCTTGGAAATTACTGATGCTTATTAGGTTTGTTATTTCTCCCTGCTGCCTAATAGCTGTTGTCGAATTGGTTAATCCGCGATGAACAACTGTTGCAATGTCACCAGAAGATGCGTTGGTCGGAAGCTGGATTGTGCTAACGACTCCAGAAATATTTGTTCTGCTGCTATAGACATAAAGATCTCTGCTATTTGTAACGGTGTTTGTTTCGCTTGAAACGAGATTTGTAAAGCTTTGAACTACTGTTGAAATTGGAGAATTTGCCCAAAAATTTGTCGGACTCACAACAACTCCGCTTGTGTTTACCAAAACTAGATTGGTATTAGTTCCAAATAACGCAGTTTGAAATGTAGAAGCACTGGAATTAGTCAGCCCAGACCAAGGAAGACCAAGATTTGTTCTGGCTGTTTCGGCATTGGTTGCCCCCGTTCCTCCAGAAATAATTCCAAGAACTCCACTTAAATTTGTAAGCTCAATTGTTGGAAGGTTTGAGCTTGATATTTGTCCAACAAGATTTGTGGAATTCAAATTAGTTAAAGATCCACCATTACTTAAAGCAAGATTACTAAGAGATAAGCTAGAAGGCTGAAAGGCTGTTGCGGGGTTGGTAGCAGCGGTTCCAAGACCAAGTCCTGCGCGGGCATTGGATGCATCAACGCTCCAGAAGTTAGTCGGCTGAACCACTGTGTTATTAGTTCCAACAAGAACATTGCGAGTTTGCCCGAAGCCCGAAACAACCAAAGCTCCTCCGATAATAAGTGAGAGAATAAGTTTCATTTTTACATTAATCGCTTCCAAACCCGCTTGGTTCCTGTTTGGCTATCATAGTCATTGGGTTGGACTACGAAAGGAAGATTTTGAGCATCGGTGCCGTTGGCCAGTTGATAGATGGCGGGGATTCCATCGATAACTAGAAAGATGACAATACCCACCGCATATGTTCCGCTCACCGTATTAAGTCCGTCGAGGTTGGTTGATCCCCCACCATCCAGCCCAGTAATCGATGGTTCCACCCGAAGGATGTTGACGCTGGGTGTTTGAATCGGGGTTGAGCTAACGCCAATAACACTGGAACTTGGGATGGGGATACAAATCTTACTCATTATCGGGTTACCTCTGGAGAAATGATTACGTTACCTTGAAGAATGCGAGTTGTGACGGCCCCGTTGTATAACTCAAGGTCATATACGGCCTTATCACAGACCGAGAGAAGCGCCGTGTCAGTAGCCGAAATAAATAGTCGAATAGCCCCATTTTGAGATCCAGAATTTAAAGTGATTCTACCATTGCCAACCGCCGTGGACAACTCAAGAATTACTGCCTTAGATTCGGGCTTTGAGCGGATCTGCATCTTGGCTGTAAATCCCGCAAGATTAACAGGTGTTGACGGTTCTCCTGTTTCATAAAACAAAGTCTGGTCAAAGGTTGCCCCTTGAAAAATACAAATGTCAGCTTCAGCAATAGGTAGTTGCGCCATAGAAAAAATCCAGCGTAGATTCTACCATTGCCTTCGCAAAGTCAAGGACTGTTTGAGTTTCTTGAAAGTCTCCTTATTAATTCTCTTCTTCTCTTCTATGGCTTCAGAACCAGCCATGGCTCCGAAGACCTTACGAGCGACAAAGAGTCCTACAGCAAAGGAGTCGAATAAGTCGGGCGACTTCCCGATCCGCTTTTTCATGTCGGTTTTAGACTCAATGATAATCTTTCTGGTTCGTCGGGCATATTTTCTTTGGGTCATCTCCCATGCCAGATCTGGGGTGATTCCTTTGAGTTGCTCGCATTCCAAGAAGTAGCGGGCGGCGAAACAGAGTTCACTAGCCATGTTGTGGAACAATTCCTTGCCAACTTGTGGTTTTCCTGTGACTTCGTTTCTCATGGCGTATTGGGCGCTCACTGGTAGATCTGAAGCCGCTCCTGCAAAACTTACTGCGTGCCAACCCTTTAGGAGTTCCCTCTCTCCTATAGACCAGAAAATACCACCAGCCGAGGCGTCCACTCCTATCCATTGGTTCGGGATTCCTAACTTGATAGACAGATCGCTGATCTGTTGTATCATTTCGTACTGGAAGTCCTCCTGAGATCCCGCCCTTCGGTTGAGAACATATTGCTTCTCTACGGCGATGGCCCACTTGCCCGATATCAACTTCCCGTATTTAAGGTGGGTAAAGACAAAGCGGTCTCCACCTTCTGTGTAGCTGGGATCGACTCCTGCTATATCTTTCGGGGTTCCATCCCAGATGGGTTTATCCAGCGCCCCATGGCGAGCTAGAAGAATATCCGAGACAATCGTGGAATCATCTGCGTCTGCTGGTGGCCAGAAACCCCTGAACTTGCGCCAGAACTGGGGGTTGAGTTCTCCGAGTTCCTTTTTGGCCAGAGCCACATCATTAGGTTTGGGAAGAAATGGGTAGCGAAGTCCTTTGCCCTGCTCAAAGGCTTGCTGGTTGGGGTTGTCTTTTTCGGAGTCGAAGCGAATGCATATCCCCTCAATACCAGCCACCCGTATTTTCCAATTCGGGGTATCCTCATCCACGCTCATCCATCCCTTGATGGGTTCGCAGAATTTTCCGTGGGGGTCAAATATGGATGCGGGGTTACCTGCTCCGACAACATAAAGCTCTTGAGCGCCCTTAAATCCCCAGATTGCTTGGTTAATTACGGAAGACGCGCAGTCTTGTAACTCGTCCACAATCAACACGATACGACGATTCTTCTTACCCTGAAGTCGTTTTTGGGCGTCATCTTTGTATTCGTCACCAGCCGCCAAAAGCATGATGGAGGAGGCATCGCTCACCCCTGTTAGGGGATCGATAATGGCTCCCTCTTCTTCGGACAGCTTGATGATATCCATGGATTCGATGAGTCGGCCCGATGCGATTCCGAGGTTTCGGGCTTCGCGATACATCTTGACTAGCGCAGCCCAGATGCGCTGCTTGGCGTCGATCTTACTCGTAGACACCACAATGCACATCGTATTGATCGGGTCGCAGAACCAATTAACCAAAGCAAACGCCGCCATTCCGTAGGACTTTCCTGAGTCCGTCCCTCCTGCCAGTCCCGTGACGCTTCGGATGAACTTGTTGCCAGAAGCCTCGTCTTCTTCGTGGACTGAAGCACAGAAGGCTTGGGCGGCTAACTCTGCCCACTTGTGCCACTGGAAGGTTGGCCAGATTGCCGAAACGACATTGCGGTAGTGGCGGGCTTTGCCGAGCCCCCCTTCTTCGGGTGTCAACCCCATAAGAAATGCATCCATTTCGATACGCAGAGGCGTAATCGCCTGCCCATCCTTGGACAGCCACAGTCTTCCGTATTTTTCTATCCCCTGATCTTCTGTTGCCATCTGAGAAATTTCTATTACACTAGACCCGATGGCCAAACCGTGCAAGCACAAGATCGACTGGGACTTACCAGAGAATAGAATCAAGAAACAAAACGCCTTCCGACTTTATGTCGCTGGGCGGGGAACCAAAGAGATTATGACCGAGCTTGGTTGCACTTCTCCTCCCCAACTATCCAAATTTGTTCATAGCGAGAAATGGGAGCAACATGCCGAGACTTGGAGGGCAAATCCCGAACAAGAAAACCTCTATCCTTGGGAAATTGAAAGACCCAGCCAACTGGTTCCCGCTCCGCCAAAGATGGAGGTTATGGAAAAAGAGAAGCGGATGCAATGCGTCAAAGCATTCTCTATGTTTTGCTCTGGGCGCAATGTTCCTGATATCGCCTCAGAAATCAAGGTTAGCGCGTCTACCATCAATCTTTGGAAAGAAACCCAGAGGTGGGTGGCGTGTAGGGAAAGGCTGGCCAACGACCAAAATCCCGCCCCTTGGGAAAACGACGATGTCCCGACCCTGCTTTCTGATATCACAGCTTCAATTGAAACCATGAAGAAATCGATTAAGTTTTTGACTGGCAGGGTGTTGGTTAAGGCTGCTGATGCCGCGCAAGACCTAGATGGCATGGAGGCTCTGGGCATGATGAGAAACATCAAGCAGCTTGCCGAGGCTGCTTCTATCAACTTTAGTGATGGAAACCACCAGCAGAATGCGGTGCAGATCAATATCGCCACCAAACTTGAATCCTTGAAGATCCCAGAAAACAACACCTATGAGGCGGAACTTGTGATCAATGAGTGAGGTGTTGAGATTCTGTTACCCCCGCAAAACCGATGTTCCCCCACGGGGGTGGTGGGTTAAATGTCCCGTGACTGGAGAAGAAATCTACGGGGGGGACTTTGGGGATATGGTTAAAAATTGCGAGAAGAAGATTCTGGAGCGGGGTTTGGTGCCGCCGCCCGACTTTATCGCCCAAGTCGAGAATGCCCTTTGCCAGCGTTTGGCGGGGTCTGCCAACTGCGTTCCCTGCTCAAGTGTTAAGCAGACCTTGGGATTTGGAGAAATCGTCCGCTGGGTTAGGGCCATGTACAACTTCGCCACCAAATCCCAATTCCAATTGGTAGACCAAGAAGAGGCTGAACGCAGAGCCAAGATCTGTGCCGCTTGTCCATACCAAATCTCCACCTCTGGATGCTGGGGGTGTAAAGGAATCGCAGGCATGCTTCCAGCTATCGCGGGAGCCCGCAAGACCAGCTATGATAACCAGCTAAAAGCTTGTGGAGTCTGCGGGTGCTTTAATGCCGTGTCGGTTCACTTGCCAATTGAAATTCAGCAAGACTCCCATCTTAGTTTTCCCGACCATTGCTGGAAGAAATCTCAAAGCGAGTAATTGCTTTGTTGAAGCTCATGGGAGCCACACCTGTCGGACCTTCCCTGTGCTTGGCTACAATAAATTCCACGGTGGGATTCTGGGTATGATTCTTGGCGTCCTCTTCGTCGCAATGGAGGATAACCACCATGTCGCTATCTTGTTCAATCGCGCCCGATCCTTTGAGGTCTGAGAGGCTGGGTCTGCCTCCGCGTTTTTCGGGGTCGCGGTTCAACTGAGCTAGTACCAAAACTGGTACGCGCAAGGTCTTGGCTAGTTCCTTAATCCCGCCGCTAATCTCTTCGACTTCGTTAACGCGATTGTCTTTACTTCTCTTGCTGTCTCCGCGAAGCAACTGGAGGTAGTCGATAATGATAAGATCCAAGGGTTCTTTCTGGTGGGCTCTGCGAGCTACAGCCTTGATGTAGCCGATAGATTTGCCAGAAGTATCATCGCACAGGATGTGGGAGTCCCTTACTTCCGCGTAGGCTTTTGACAGACTTTCCTTCTGATACTTTGTAATGGATTGAGCAAGAATATCAGCCGCCCGCACCCGCGCACGACTCCGAATCATCCTCTCCATCAGACTCACACTGGTCATCTCAAGTGAGAAGATTAAAACTCTCTTTTGAGCATCCAGTGCAACATTCTCCGCTATCTGCATAGCCGCGCTGGTCTTCCCAACTGCTGGTCTGGCCGCGAGCACAATCATGTCTCCTCCGCGCATACCAAACATCAGAAGATCATCAACTGGTACCAAGCCTGTGCGAACCCCAATCTTGGGCTCACCCCTCATCGTGGATTCAATGTTGTCCAGCGCCCTTTCGACCACGTTCTTAATCGATAGCTTCTCGCTATCATCGATCATGTAGTCAGCCCGCATGACTGATGTCTCAGACCAGTTCTTAAGTTCTTCCAGCTTTAGTTCGCGGTCTCTGGCCTTGTGAACCATGTCCCCGCCCAACATCTCAATAGAGCGGCGGTAGCGGGCTTCCTCAAGCTGGGGGAAATACCTTCTCCAACTCTGGGAGTTCTGGCAGTAGGAGGCGATGTCTGCCAGCGTCTTGTCTCCTCCAGCGTCCTCCAAGGTTCCGTTGCCGTCCAGATCACTCTTGATAGAGATGTAGTCGGCATGGATAGACTTACCAACCACCCGAAGAAACGACTGAAAGATCAGCTTATGCTCGTAGAGATGGAAGTGATCCTCTCTGAGGGTCGATAGCATCTCCCTCTGTTCATCAAGTTGTGCGTGGAGAAAACAGGAAAGAACGGCGCTTTCCGACGATTGATCGAAGATTGATTCGTTGTTCACGAAGGGTTAGACAACGCCTTGGGCCTTTCGTTCAGCCTTTCTTGCGAGAATCGCCCTCATGGCGTCACTGCGTCTCCGCCTCTCTTCGGGAGAAAGGTTACGCCTCTTCTTTGCGGTCTTCTGTCGCTTTTTAACGGGTGGCGACTTCTTCTTTGATGCTTTGTTGCAAACCGTAGGACTTTGTGAACAAGTGTCTACATTTTGTATCACTTTCTGCAATGTTGTGTCAGGCTCCCGAACGGGTATATGAACAATTTCAATTTCGTCTCCGACAGAGGCATTGGAAAAAGCCTGCTCCTGATCGGGTATACCATCCACCATCATAACATATTTTGGAAGGTCAGGGACGTTTTGTCCCCCTCCTTGCTCCATTCCCATGGAATTCGATGGGATATCTAATCCCATGGAATCTGACGGCATTGGAAATCCCGCAATAGCCATCTTGTGGAGCGACCCATCCTTGCACCCATGGATTACTACAGCTTGGCTGGATATGACTCTATCAGGACAGGTTACCCCTTGGACTGCTTGTGATTCGGGGTCTTCGGCAAAGAAGATGATCTTTCCGTCTTTCCATTGGTAGTTCACGCTCTTCCAGTAGGTGCGGAGTAGGGGGCAATCCCGCCCAACGGCCATGAAGTTCCATCTGCAACGAACATCCCAAGGTTCAGGAATAGTTCCAGCGGAGCGGTAGGCTAGGTTGTAGTTGTCTAAGCTTCGGGCGCTAGGGCAGAAGTCCAAGAAGTTTGGAGGATAGACAGCACTACCCACAATCATCTTGTAGATATTCTTTCCATTGGTGGCCATGCCCCCCTCGTATTGGTGGCCAAGGATGGCTGGTTTCTTTCGGAATTCGGCCTCAAGATCATCCACCCATCCGCTTTTCATCGGAACACAATCGGGCTCCCAGAACATCCAAGGTTCGTTAACTGAGTAGCATTGTGCCGCCGCGTCCGAGAACATTTGGTTCGGGCCAAGGGGCCAGCCATTGTAGCCATCTTGGGCCATGATTCTTCCGACTTCGGGGAAGCTTTTCTTCAACTCTTCGATAATATCGAATAGTAGGGCTGTGTCGTTCGTGGCACATACGGTGGCTTTATGTCGCATGTTGATACCAAAAGAGGTGATAGCTTTGGCCGAAAGCAAGGCCAACTCCGCATCCCCATTGTGGTAAGCAAAGACAATATTCACTGCGCGTCGAAGTTAAGAGGCCAGCTAGGATGGAGGGGGTCTTCCAGACGCACCCTGACATTTTTGTAGCCATGGGCCATGAGTCTTTGGGATTCTTGGTTGGCCTCCTCTTTACTCATGCCAAACCTGTCCAGTTCCACAATTTTTTCTCCGTGGCACACAATGTAAGTTTTATTACTTTCGCTCATTTTTTCTTTTTTTTCTCTGATTGATTGATGTATTTGGTAAACTGTTCAGCGCATGTAGTGGCCATGTCGATTTCGGTGGCGGGGTCGAACCAGTAGCCGCCACGTTCAGCGTAGAGCGTTTCCATCGGCATGGGGGTTCCTCTACGAAACCGTGGGCCAACCACGAATGGGGAGACGGAGTCTTCATTGATTACGGTCAGGACTACTTTGAACTTGGGCATTGCGGGTACTCTGCCCAATAGTTGATCAGGCGCTCAAGCGTATGTCCAGCCCCTGTCCACCCGTGGTTTGGAAAATAATAACACGCCATTTTAAGAGAAGGATCGACATCCTCGTTGGCGACAAGATAAACTCCCGCCTTGACTGGCTTGGAGTCAGAGTATTTATTCCACTGTAATTGCATAAAGGTATGACAAGAAAAACGCCGTTACGTTCAAAAACTCCCATTAAAAGATCGCAGGGACTCAAGCGCGGCGGAAGGTTGCGGAATGCATCCAGCAAACGCCAAGGTGAATACAATGAGTATGGCAAAGCAAAGAAGGCGTATCTTGCCCTCCACCCAAGCTGTGAGCGTTGCAAAAACAAAAAGAGTGAGGACATCCATCACAAGGCGGGGCGCGTAGGACAGTGGCTCTGCCGCTATGAGTTCTTTGCCGCCCTCTGTCGCCAGTGCCATGATTGGTGCCACGCCAACGGAAAAGAGGCCAGACGATTGGGTTGGATCATTGATTCCCATACGATAAGTCCTGTTGGTAATTCCCCATTAGAGGATCCCAAATCTTTCCTTTCGGAGCAGTGAGTCTTTTGTACATATCCACGGCGTTTTGCCAGCTTGTTTCAAACGGCTGATTCCATTCTTCCTCTGGGGGGAAGTTCCAAGGATAGGGCCTTGGATAGGAAACACAACCACTTGTAATAAGTAATGCAATTACTATCCCTGTTCCTTGAAGTCGTAGAACCATAGCTCCTCCTCGCTTTCGCTGACCCAGCGGCTTCCTGTGGATTCACAGCTAAACTCCTGACTGAACACCTTCCAATCGGGCTTAGTGGCAAACTTCTTGGCGATAAACGATCCTCCGTCCATCCAAAGCACTCGGTTGTTGGGTTGGATAAAGAACTGACCATCGCCTTTGAACACATGCCCACACTTATGACCAGCAGCCAGTTCTCCGTAGCCAGACTGATACTGCGGGCCCAAGGCCCAATCCAGCGTAAACATATACTGAGCCTTCTCAAATGTGCGGTCTTTAAGCATAATATTCGCCGCACGGTTCTTACAGTAGTCAATAATACCAGAGGAACAGTAGTAGCTCATGGTATCCCAAAGCTGTATCCAGTCTAGAGGGTAGCTGGTTCCACCCTCTTCGTCTGTATGTAGGTAATGAATGGGAACCCTAGCATGTTGGCTTCCATACTCGGTCATAACGCTAAACAACCCACACCTCTGTGGGATGGAGGTATAGTTGAATACCTCAACCACGATACGCTCTCTGGCAACGTTGGGTTCAAGGTCATAGAGAAACCCCGTGTCCAAAAAGGCAAAGAATACGGGGATGTTGACGTTGAGATAGTTGCTCATTCTTTTTCGGCAATCTTGCGAAGGTATTCAGTCTGCATGCGGAGTTGGTGGGTCTGCTCGCGGGCTTCTGACTCAACCCTCATCTGAGCAATTCTAGCTTTAGTGTCGGCAATGATTTTTTTGTAGGCATCGATCTGGGGCTGGTAGGGTTTGTATTCGGGTTCGGTCTCCCCGCTAATGACCTGAATACGCCCTGTATTCACATCAAAGATAGTTCCATTGAATTGCTGGCCATAGCTTACGCTGGCCCCAACTACTAGTAACGCTAGGTATTTTATCATAAAGCAAATGGGAGCGAGGTGGCGCAAAACCCCAAGGGGCCCCTTAACTCCCCCCAAAGCCTCTCGCATTTGCATGCGGGTCTCCTCGCCCCCAAAAAAGGTGACGGGACTCAGGTCGCTGCACCCCGAATTTTCAGTGTGCCCCTCAGTGATCCCGCCATTAGTCATAGATCAATAGACACTAGGTTTCGGGGTTTGTTCAAATATTTTATGTGTTATTTTTTATGGGAGCTTGCGTCACTCGGCGGGGCTGGGGCCAGTCGCCCCGCCTTTAATAAGATTATTTTTATTAAGGAATTGATATCGTTTCTTTATTAAACGACTCCGTTACTTGAGAACACCGTATCGTCGCCTAAATCCCGTTGGATTAATAATTCCTTTGAGCTAGATTCTACCGACTGACTACACCTCGCCCCCGCAGGGGCAAAGGCAGTAGTCAAGATTTGGACTTCTCATTCCTTATGAGTGAGTTCCCCGCTCTATTCCACAGATCGTAGTCTAGGCTCCGAAGCCGCTATTAGACCATCAACAACTACAATCGACCTCCGAGGGTATTATCCCTCGCGCTTACCAAATTACTTTGGATTCCCACGCCGCGTTTAATTTCAAGCGATGGGACGGATGACTGGCTGTAAGTGCGGCGGTTTGATCCTTGCATACCTCGTTACAGGTTCTGATGGCGTATGAAACCTCCATCCTAGGCTGGGTTGTCTGTCTAAGACCCACGGAGGATATGCAGCGTTCAAAAATAGTGCAAGCAAAAAAACGGGCGGGGCCCCAGAAAACGTCTTAGACAACGCCAGCCTGCAAGGAACCCCGCCCAAAGTATTAATTGACCGAGATTGAACACCATCCTAGCTTTGTTGTCAAACCTCTCTTTATGGAAACATTATCTATCCCTATCAACGAACTACTGGACAAAGCCCCGTCCCACACCATTAGCGAATTAGCCACCATGTACCAGACCGACTATGGAACGGTCTACCGTATCCTAGCGAGATATAAAGTAGAGGCATTGAAAGCCCACGAACCCATCACTAAAGAAGTGTTGGAGGCGGTGTTTGAGGAGCCTACGACGATTGAGGAAGCTGCCGAGCAACTCCATAGCAACATTGGATCGGTTAGCTATGCCATCAAGAAGTTCGGGCTTTTTGGGGAAGGGAGGAAGCCGACGACCAAAGACAAGTTCAGTGGGTTTCGGGCTTTCAAGGTGCTGGGGTATATCTTCAACCACCCCGAAGAAAACCTAGCTTCTATCGGACGCCGCTTCAACTGCACCCGCGAATATGTGAGGCAGATCAAAGAAGCGGCTATTGCCGAAGGAATCATCAAGCGGGAGATTGAGCCATATGAGCAATGATGACTATGTGGTAGGGCGGGCTTATGGGGAGATGGCTCCGAATCAAAGCTCCATCTATGAAGCCTTGTTAGAGAGGGCCCAGCGAGAGAACGAAGAACAAGCCCGCCTGCTGGGTAGGGGCAGCGAGCGCGAGGCCCGACTCATAACCGAACGCGACCACTACAAGCAAGCCTTGGAGGAGATCGCGACAACCATCCAAGAATACAAAGACTCCATGATCCAAGAGCCAGCCGAAGACTTTATCTGGGCCATCAAGGCTTGGGCGGATAAGAAGTTGAAAGAAATTTAACCCGCTTTTTCTTTGGAAAATGACTAGTCCACGCCGCAGCAAGGAAACCCCGCCTCCGAAACCAGAAATGATGCGGGTTCCCCAACATCCCACAGCAGAACAAGCAGCACTGGCTTGTCTGATGGATCAAGCCAACTTATCAGTCCCGCTTACAAGTTCCCACTTCTTCACCCCCGCCAACAGGATTGTTTTTGAGGTGATCAAGGAACTCCATGAGAAGAACCAGCCAGTCAGCATAATGACCGTCCGAGTCATGCTGGAGGCCAAGGGACTGCTCGACCAAGCAGGAGGCGACCCCTCCCGCTACTTCGACTTCGGTGGAGGTGGGGACGCTGTCCTTGACTACTACTACCACCATCTGGAAGATACCCGCCAAAACCGCGATGCCCTACTATTTATCAATACCCACATGGAAGACCTGTCCAAATGCCGAATCAACGCCAAGGACTTCGTCGCCCAATTACAGGAGATTGTATGAATAAAGAACTAATCAAAGACGCATACCATGATGCGGGGCACCGCCCCCGAAACACAGATAAAAGAAAAAGAAAAATGAAAACCAAAGAAGAAACACATAACTCTTTAGTCTTAACCACGGGAGCCAGTGGCATCAGTAAGGACAAAATCAATTTAATTGTGCAGATGTTTATCCAAGAGGTGGAATACCGCGCCGAAGAAAAAATGCTAAAGACTGGCAAACTGGAAGGTTCGCATTACGCCGCCATGAAACAAGTAGCTGATGAGTGGAAGCAATGAAATACAGAATTCAAGAAGTAAAACAGGAGGCTTACTTTCGCTACTTAGATAAAAAATGGCAGGAAATTACTGTTTACTACCCTCAATACAAAAAATGGTTATTTTGGAAAAACTTTGAAGAAGTTGGCATCGGGCCTAAGTGGATCTACAAATACGCACCTTATTTTAGATATAAAGAAGAGGCTGAAAAATACTTAAATGAAATCCCGAATCCATGAAGGAACTACCAGCGGGCTATGTGGAGGTAAGAAAAGGAGTCTATGAAAGAATCGACGTTGTCCAAAGAGCCTTTCTTGACCGTAAGAGTTCCGTCCGTAACCCCAAGCCTAAACGCCCTGTTCGCAATGAACCACTGGCAAAGGGCGAGTGCAAAAAAGAAAATACAGGCCGCATTCATATCCGCCTTACGGCAAGAAGAAAACGACTTATTGACCCCGACAATCTCATTTTCAAATACCACATTGACTGCCTCCGCTATGCTGGAGCGATTCCAGATGACCGTGAAGGCGATGTCACAATTGAAACTCGGCAAGAAAAAACTCGCGGCCAAGAGGAGACGTTGATAGAGTTGTTCCGCTATGAATCAGCGTGATCTCGACAAAGATCTGACCATTCGCTTTGACGATACGGGAGCCCTGATGCCATTCCCAGAGCAGGAAGAAGGATTTGAGGATAACCCGATCAGACAATTGTTTGAACGAGTGGAGGATTTGGATGTCGAAGAAGAAGATGAAGACTAGCCAAGGCGTTGTTAATTTCTTGGGCAGATCGATACTGAAGTATCGCAACCACAGGTTTACCTTTGTTCGTCAGAAGTACCTAATTACAGGAAAAGCCACCTCAGTAGGCTGGGCTGATGATAAGGAAGTCCGCATCGCCACTGATAGACCCCTCTCTACTTGGTTTGATGTGTTTGTCCATGAGACCTGTCACATAGACCAACAGGTGCAAAGACCCCAATGGCACAAAGCCCGCGAAGACGCTCTGGGTAAAGTAGACGAATGGCTGGCTGGGAAGAATATCCACGATATCAAAAAGTATATACTTCTTGTGACAGAACTTGAGTGGGATTGCGAACGCCGCAGCATAACCAAGATCAAACGAAACAAACTTCCAACAAACATCAAGGAATACGCTCAAATGGCCAACGCCTACATCCTTGGCTACCATTGGACTCTAGCCAACCGCAAGTGGTGCCGCAAGAGCTACGAGAACACAAAGGTCTGGAGCCGGATGCCCGAAAAACTGATAAGTCGCAAGACCGCACTAAATCCTCCTAGCCAACTCACCAATCTCTACTATGATTGATTTAATGAATGCTCTCAATGGCGGTAACGGAAAAGAAGACTACATCCCATGCCCATCTTGTGCCGAGCTTGCTTCCATCAAAGAAGTTATTGAGGGCTACTCCACCTTTGACAACGAATCTCCCGCCGTCACTATCGACCTCCTAGTCTCCGAGGTAAAGATGTGGAGGAGCAAGGAATCTTACGAACGAAAGTTAAAATCCACCCTGATCGCCTCAACAGTTAAAAAGTTGCAGGCAGAAGGCTTTCAAATTGATGGAAACAATTAGCGGCAAGTGGCAGGCTCGCTTTATCAAGCTGGCCGAAGAAATCTCGACTTGGAGCAAAGACGTTACCACCCAAGTGGGATCTGTCATTGTGCGGCCAGACCGAACCATCTGTTCTGTTGGGTTTAACGGGTTTCCCCGTGGGGTAGAAGACTCTCAGTCTGCTATCGCAAATCGCGATACCAAGCTACTTCGCACACTTCACGCCGAAGTTAACGCCGTGCTATCGGCCAAGGAGCCACTCAATGGTTATTCCCTCTTTGTCTGGCCCTTCCAGCCCTGTGCCCAATGTGCTGCTATTGTTATCCAAGCTGGCATCACTGAAGTGTATTGTCCTTTTAACGACCACCTAGCCCATGAACGTTGGAGGGAGTCCTTCAAAACTGCTCTGCAAATGTTTGATGAGGCGGGAGTTAGAGTAATTTATTCTTGACAATGAACATCCCAGCCGATTATGTGTCTAAGCCTAATATGAGCAATGGGCTTACCAGAGTCTTTGAATGGGTTAGCGGCTGGCGCGAATACTCAGACTTTGAACGCGACCACGAAGGCTACATCACCACCGAACGTTGTGGGAAGGGAACGGCCATGTTTCTGTGGAGGGTTGACAAAGACCCCGCCCGCCTCGACCATATGTATCTTGACGGGCGCACACTGGTCAGATTTACTGACAACGCCCACTAAAAGATTAAACCAGATACAATAAATCAACTATATGAGCGAAGAACAGCAACCAAACGAAACAGCCCAACTGGTCAACAATGAACTGACCGAGCGGGTTAACAGCGCATATCTTGCCAACAACTATACCCTCCTCAATGGCGGCACCGACAATGTGGTGATGATCAAGGGAGACAAGGATGATAAGTCCATTGATGTCCTCCTTACCTTGGAAGGCATGGAAGAAGTTAGTAAAACCTTGCGTGAGGAAGTGGACAACAAAAAGCCCGAAGCAAGCAATGAGTAGCGAAACCTATCCCATCTACGAAGCACGGGTGGGAGCCTTGGGTCAGGTAGCGTTTTTCAAGGACCCCGAATCCCGCACCTACTGCTTTACTTACTTTAACGGAGCCGATTATACCCCGCTTTTTCTCTCCGAAGACGCGGCCTACTTCACATGGCTCTTTATTGGGTGCGAACATCCTGACGCCACTATCTCGACTTTTACTCTACCCAAGAAGGCTGGGAAGGGTAAAAAACCTAAAAAGCAGCCTTCAAAACCAACTAAAAAGAAAACGAAAAGCAAATGAGCAAAGAAAAGAAAGACAACAGCGGAGCGGCGTTTATGCGTAACTCCGACAATCCCAAAGCACCTTGGTGCAGCGGTCCCGTAACTGTTGACGGAAAAGACTACGAAGTGGCCATCTGGAAACAGAAGAGCCAAAAGGGCGACCAATACTTGAGCCTCAAGTTTGGCCCTCCCTACGTTCCGAAAAACCAAAAACCCGAAACCAACGACGATCCCGATTGGTAAGGGATGGGCTTCATTGGCATAGCCATCTGTACGGTCTGCTACATTGCAACCGCAGTTGATTTCTATATCAAGGGGAATGTCCCCATGGCTATTGCCTTTGGAGGCTACAGCATTGCCAACATCGGATTCTTAATGATTGCAAGACAATGATCAACCCATTCTACATCGGTTTTTTTATTATCATGGGATTACTCTTGGGAGTTTTCTTCTACACCCTAATCGTTGCTTCAGATGATGACCGAGACGATAGATTCGACTAGCGCCATATTGTTGTGGCTTGTGGCCACATTCGTCATCCTCAAGGTTATCAAAGACTCAATTAACCCAAAGTGAGCAATAAACTAAACAATTGGATCAAAGTCCGCTCCGCCAACCACAATGAGGTTCTCAACGTCCTTCAGGAATACGGGGTCATATCAGACAACTGTGTGAACGTTGAAGATGTGGGCAATGATATGGAAGCCATGAAGTGGATGGCTTGCAACCACAAGTTAATAAAGGATGATAACCCTAAATCTCTTTACTGATTTATTGACTTACGGAATCGGGGCCAATGTTGTATTTGCCCTGCTTTTCGTTTTCTTTCGGTTACGAAAACTTAACAAAGTTCTGCGTCGATCTTTGAAATAAATTTTGCTATCTTCTCCTCCGATCTTTGAAAGGAGGTGAGATTAATGATTTATACCAACCACCTTGGTATCGTCTATGGCCCCTATGGATCAATTGGGTATGTACAGCGCACCACTTCGCGGAAGTTGTCTTTCAGTATTCGCGGACTATTGCGTTGGGTTACCTCCCTGTTTCCTTAAGGCGCATACAACTGGGGCGGGGTAACGTAAGGGTTCTTTATCAAGCGTTGCTCCGTCCCACTTTTTTTTTGAACGCCCTACTCAACTAGCTGTCTGATCTCTCTATGGACATGACAATTGACCACGCTGACCACCTTACGTTTTTAAAACATCTTGATCAAAGCCATGAAGCTGTTTGGAGGGTGGCAAATTGGATAAACAAAAAAGGTTACTTTGTAACAATCCCCCCAACAACAAAAAGCGCCACCCATCAAGAGTGGGAAGAACACGCTGATAACGGAGACCTTCTTATAACCAAATCACCTAATATTCAGCCACAGAGGGTTGAGGTTAAGCGTAGGGGGATAAACTTTACCGGATTTGAAGACTGGCCCCATAGAAATTTTATCGTATGCGCGGCCCATGCTTGGGATAGGGCGAATCCAAAGCCGTATGCAGTTGTGGTTTTAAGTAACGACATGAAGCACGCCGGAACGGTCAGGTCTGTAACTAAAGATAAATGGTATATTGAAAAAAAGAAAGACCATCGCTACATCGATTATACACAAGATTTTTATGTGATAGATCTTGAATATGTAGATTGGATCACTCTTTAATACGACTATGGCAGGTAGAAACAACAGACCCAACGGCAAAGGAGACCAACCCCGAAAGGTTAACGGCCCGAAGTATCGGGATAACTACGACTCCATCAAGTGGGTGAAGAAAAAACCAGTTGACACAAAGAAGCCCGAACCCAAATGAGCAAAAACCTCCACCTCCATAGAGACAGACTAAGCGGCAAAAACGTACCATTACCCCAAAACAGAGTACCAATGGATAAAATGAACAAACTCTTAAAGCAAGGAAGGCTACTTCCCATCTACAGGCCACTAGGAGAGGACTTGTGCTTAGTGGGCTACCGCCGCAAGCCAAGCTCAAGAAAGTCCCACCAGCGGCCCTTTATGCTCAAGCAACCCATAGCCTTGGGCAAGATTGACCCAAATCCCGAAACACCATGCAAGTCTCCATCCGAATAGGCTACAGAATAGTGAAGACAATAAGGGACGGCAAAACCTACTTTGTCCCCCAATACCAAGAAGAGACAGACTTGGAATGCACCTTCCACAACTTCCGAAAAAAAATCCACGGAAAATGCGGAGGATACAATGATATTTACTTCTCAAACATAGAGGACGCCAAGATCTGTATTGAAGCAGATAGGGCCATCCAAGACAAAATAGTATGGAGAGGCGGAACAGATAACTATCAAAATCCCGAAGAAGAGCCAGTTGCATGTGATTCCCCCGAAAGGTCTCAAAACAACATTAACGAATAATAGCATGAAACTTACAGGCCACGAACTAATAGACTCCTGCATCAAAAGACACGTGGGAGAAGACGAAACAATCCTCCTAGCAGACGGACTAGAAAGCGCCTTCATGGCTATAGGCAGACAATTCACCCACCCCCTAGCCATCTACTCTTACAGGAAGACAATCAAGATCCTCATGCGGGATCACAGGATGGACAGAGAAGAAGCCATCGAATACTTCGACTTCAACATCGCTGGAGCTTTCATTGGAGACCAAACCCCTGTATTCCTCCAAGATGAGTAGTGGATATGTCGAAATAACCCCGAAATCTATACACATCGGTAGCCATATGTTTACAACGTAGACATATCTATGGTATAGGGTAGCTATGGCAGAGGGACTACTAAGCAAAGCAACAGACCGCCTTAAATCGGCTCTAGGCGGGCTTTTTGAAGATCCTGCCCCCTCGACCCCCCGCTTCCCAGAAAGCGCCCCACAACCCCTCCCAGAGCCCACCATCACAGTGCGTAAGAGCAGGTCTGGCAACCCACCCCCCAAGCCCGAACCCAAAGAGCCATTCGGTAAGATAACCAGCTACAATTGGCAGGGAGACCCCTACACCGATAGCAATAGTAGAAACTGGATAGGAAGCTTCGGAAAAATAAGCCCCATAGGAATGGCAATATCCCCAGATATAGAAAAGCAATTCAGAGAAGCGGGCATCAAACCCAAGGACAGGGTCAAGATAGTCCTGTCCGATGGAACAGAAATGGAACGAATCTGGGACAATCGTACCATGCAGGACAAACAAGCCATCCGCAAATTCGGCAAACCCCTCACAGGGCGCTTCGACCTCCACTTCCCAGAGGGTAAATCCCCCCATGAGAAAGACGGAATCGCCGTGGTTGGATTCCAGAAACTGACATCAGCGGAGTAGATCGGGGACAATAGTCCAAGCCAAATTTGAACTACAGCGCATTCTCCATGCGTTAAGGGGGTCATGTGGCACAAAAGCGGCAAAAGCTTTCCATAGGGGATTGTGGCGCAATTACGCCCCCTCCAAGCCCGAAACATAGAGAGCAAAAAATATTTAAGACGGGGTAACGTCCCTTGAATAGGGGGTAGGGGGTAAGCGGAAGGAACGAAGACGGGGGGGTAGACCCCGCTTCCGACAGGATAACAGAGAGATCCAGCCACAAATAATGGGGTGTATTTCTGACAGAACCCAACGGGGTTAGATGGATGATAACGCGTTCTCTGGTTTACATTTTGCCAGATATTTTTTGAGGGGGGGGTATTTCAGGATAGCAGTATATTCGCCAGCGAAGGGGTGGGGCGGAGACGGGTGGGGTGGGAAGGTCTGTTACTGCGCCCCTGTGGCCCCTGTGGCGCGTCAGTCTCTCGGCCACCATGTCCCCGCTGCATGGCCCCATCGATCCCGCCTCTTGTGCCCTATGTACGCTGGCCCTCTTTGGCCCCCTGTTGCCCTCTGTGGCCTTGTCCCCCCGCGTCCGCTCCCCTCATGCCATCGGCCCGCAATCTCATGCCATAGGGCGAAATCCCGAAAGCAAACCCTTGAATATCAATCGCCCACCTTGCCACCTGCTGGCTTTGTTTGCTCTGGCAATAGCATAACAGCGGAAAAATCATCTCTCATTCTGGCGCAACGTGGTGCAATTGAAAGGCATAGGACACCAATGTCTGACCCCCATCTTCCCGCACCATAGCAATCCCCTTCCCTCATTTATCGTGCCAACCTGTGGAAAAATGGCGGTTTTTATTTTCTACAAAGAAAGAATATATTGAAAATATCCCTTGCCAACCATGCGAGGAGGGATTAGTTTTCCCTTGTGAATAAATACTTCACCCAGCAGGAGGACGGAAGCTTCCGCCCTGTAACCTTCAATCAATCCAACCTCGCAGACATTATCGCTGACGTAATCGCGCACGAATTCAAATCCGCCTTGGCGGATAAGGTGCGCGGGCTCATCGATTCCGTGGACCTTGGCTCTCGCATCGAATCCGCCATCGACGGCGTGGACCTCGATGACATGGCAGAGGAAGCGGTGCGCGATGAGATCAATAATCGCGTGGAGAACCTCGACATATCGGTTGACGTTTCAATCTGATTACTGCCATGGAAGCAATCCTCGCAAACGAAACCACTGGAAAGCTGCGCCGCCTTGGCGAAGACTTCGACAGCACTCCCACTGCCACATGGGTCGAAGAGTGGAAAAGGAACAAGTGGGACTGGGTATTAGCCACCAGCCAACCTTTCGCAGAGGTTTTGAAAGAGCACACTGGCACAGGCTGGTTTGTTCTGGCCGACTTGGAAGAGGAGTGAACACGGAGGGATGCTTCGGCGTCCCTCCCTTTCAACCCTCAACCACCACCACCCATGACCATAAAGAAAACAAACCGAACGTGCCGTGAGTGCGGAAGCAGACAAACGGCGAGCAATGGCGACAAGGGAATGAACGAAATTCTCCTCTGTCTTGACTGCGGAGAGCAATGGTTTCCCCTTGTGGAGATTGACTGCAAAGCATTCCTGCTCTGTGAGAATCCCGCCACCACCTATTTTGACCACCCGACACTTGGCAAGGTTCCTGCCTGTGATCGTTGCATGGCGAAGAGGGAAGCTATTGAGGCACTGCCATGATCGACCCGACCACACTGCAAACCCTGCTAGAACTAGGCGCAATTGCCTTTCTCACCACAACAGCCTTCCTCCTCTGGGAGTAATCTTGCCATGTATCTAATCCATCAAACCGAGTCCGTGGTGGTTATTGCCACAAAGAAAAGCCAGAATCGAAAGACAGGTGATTCTGTGCAACTTTGGATACTCGACGCCACCATGCATCCAGTGGAGTCTCGACGCACAGGACATGACGCACAGAATCAGTGTCAAGGATGCCGCTTTGCTTCGGGCAATGGGTGTTATGTTAACGCCAATCCCCTCTCTTCTATCTGGCGAAAATATCGGTCTGGCGGATATCCTGCTTTGATAATGGGTTCTCCAGAGTGGGATTCGTTCTTCACGACAGACTTCGTGCGTTTCGGTGCTTATGGCAACCCCTCTCTGATTCCCCTGCCCATGGTCAAGGACATTGCAAGCCGCGCCCGAAAGATCACTGGTTACTTCCACGATTGGCGCATGATGCGCCCAGAGGATGCGAAAGCTTATGGTGAGTATTTTATGGCGTCCACGGAGGTTGATAACTTCACCGATGCTCAATCTCTCGGACTTCGGACGTTTTCCGTGGTTCCCTCTGCTTTTCCTGCCGCAGGTATTGAATGCCTCGCAGATGCCAAGGGGATGACTTGCAAGCAATGCGGTCTCTGTGATGGTAATCGACGCACAGCGTCACGGAGCAAACCCCTTCCCCATATTTTCATCACTGCCCATGGTTACCAAACCGCAAAGGCTAAGTTAGCTTCGGGCGGAGATGACTAAACAAACAAACCACAAAACCACAATGACAACACTAAATCAAACCGAAAAACGTAGCCTCTCCACCATTGCAAGCGAGATTCGTCGTGACTGGGGAAGCAAGGTCAACTATGCCGCAAAGCCGTATCTGTCTGCCATGGCAGGTCTCGACTCAATCGATGACAACTATGGTTACGATTCTGCAAAGTCTATCGTGCTTTATTTCCTGTCCAATGCATCGTCTTGGAGGGGAGAGAACGCAAAGCGGATCAAAGCCGAGCTTAAGGCAATGGCGAATCGTCGGTAGTAGATTGGGGGAGCGGGATTCGTCCTGCTCCCCTTTTCCCTTCCTCAAAATAATTCCAACAAAACCCCTTGACATGAAAACCACCACAACCGAACCTAGTCACATGGAAACCACCACAAGTCTGGAAGCGCAATATGCAGCAGCAGGAAGTCAAGACTTCCTCCGCGCTATCGATGGTCTGCAACTCCACGGATTCACCCTGCAAGCAATGCGGAAGGAAGATGGGGTTTTCCTGCTACGCAACGCCGATGCCAGTTGGACAATTGAAGTTACCCAGATGGGATTGGTCCGAACGTGGAATGAGTCGAATAACTGGTCTGACTTTTTCACTTGGCAACTTCACAACCAATCTCGCCTTCTGTACACGGAGGAAGAATAAACCACAACAAGCCGCTACCCATATGAGAAAAAAATATATCTGCCAAACCTGCAAAAGTGACAACGTAAGATTGGACGCCTTTGCAACTTGGGACACGGAAAACCAATGTTGGGAGCTTGGTTCGATATTTGAACAGGCACACTGCGACGATTGCGAAAGAAATACGCAACTAGTCGAAATTCCCAATCTCTTGAACTAGAACAAACCACCATGACTAACAACCTAACCAAACCAGCACAAGTCAGAAAATTCATCTTGGAATTAGCCAAGGCGAATCGCCACCACATATTCACCATAGTCAGACAGGAGAGTCTGGACAAAGTCGAGGCGGCGGCACGTTCTGCTGCTCGCTCCCTTGTCATGTCAGCACCTAGCAAAGGAAAGAAAATATAGTTATGACCACCACAGAAAAAGTAGCAGAAGCAGTAACCAAAACCATCGACCTAACCCCAAGTTGGAAGGCATGCGTCCGTATCTATTGCGCTGTGCTGCAAAATCCTAAAGCCTCGGCAGAGGCAAAGGAACTAGCAGAAAGCGAGTTGATGCGCCTTGCCGCCCATGTTGACAAAATGCAGGAGGAAAACAAATGACCACGCCTGTCAGCATGATCGAAGAGACGCGCAAAGCCTCGGAGCTAGTCAATGGCTTGCAGGATGTTTTGGAGCAGTGGGATTTGGACTATGGTCTGATCCCCGATCCCGAACGCGCAAAGATGGACTCACTCTGGAAAACTCTCAACACCCTCCGCAACGATTTGGCGGATGCGGCTTATGAGATGGAAGAAGAAAACCTCAACCTCCAAGCAAAGTAATTCCCATGGAAACCACAACTAAAAACGAATCGTTCAAAGTAACCACCCAAGTCGATATCCCTCTGGAGCGAGTGGCAGACCTCCTCTGCTGTGCCTTTGAGGGAGGAAGCAACTACTGGTGCGTCATCAAAGAAAAGCGGAAACCAGACTCCCTTCTCTTCCGCTACATGCCAGACCTGTCTGACAAACCCACAAGCTACACTGACTACCCTCTCAATCGGGGTGGATTCTTGATGGTCGGGGACAACGAGGGAGACATGCCAGATGGACTGCTCGACCTCGGAACCATCCGCAATGGCTTGCAAACCATGGCAGACAAGCATCCCCGCCACTGGCATGATTTCATCAACGACAATGAAGATGCCGATACAGGGGACGTTTTCCTGCAATGCTGCCTCTGGGGAGAAGTAATCTTCGGTTAGCAGACACTCTGCTTTCCCTTCGGGGAAGGCAGCAGTCTCTTAACAGAGAAACAAACCACCATGAAAACAAAATATAGAATTAGGACAGGCCAAGCATCTTGGCATCAACAAAGGGCGGGACACTTCTTCTCTGATGAGTTGATAGTATCTCTCACCCTTGAAGAATTGGAAACATTCAAACTTAATCATGCGAAACACTCGCCACATGATCCGATTCAAATTGAAAAGATTGAAAACTAACCACCATGAATACCACCGAACAAGATCAAATCAAAGCCTATGAGCGCGACTACGATATCACGCTGGAGGCTATTCCCGAAACCATCAGAGTCAGAGGCAATGCCTTGGCATCTGGAGATGACGCACTGGACAAGGAGGCAGAGGATGAGATTATCGCTCGCCTTGAGTCTGGTGATGTTTGGGCATGGTTCACCGCAAAGGTGAGTGTGCGGGATTCCCATGGGCGGGAGGCATCCGATTATCTCGGAGCTTGCTGCTATGAGGATGGGGAGGACTTCAAGCGGGGAGGCTATTACCTCGACATGATCCGCACCTGCATCGATGAAATCGAAGCAAACCCCAAAACCATAACAATAGAAGAGGATCAACTCATTAAACTGCTCGCTCTTGCCAGCAGCATGGCAGATGACCTTCGGGATTTTGGCAGTGAAAACGCCAACTACTACAACGAACAACTGAACAACTGGACTCAATACAAATAAGCCACCATGAACGCGCAAAAACTAATCAACAAAATCAACCGCATCTGCAAAGACCACGGAATCACTCCCAAGGATCTTGATATCAACTATCGGTGGAGCAACAACTCTGACGTTTGGGACATCAAAGCAGTTTGGGAGGACTTGTTCGATGAGGAAACAAACTCCACCCTCACCAGCATCAGTCTAGTTACCACAACCAGAGACGATACATAATTTACTTCCCCTTGGTTGCCCACTTCAATTCCCCTGCCCTCATGCGAGCGCCCTTCCCCTTCCTGTCTGGTCTGTTGCGGATGAGTTCAAACCTCTCTGCTGCGGTTAGCTTCCTCTGGGGAGCGTATTCAGTCTGGGGTGGCGGGATCGGGGTCTCGCCCTCGGCTGGAGGAAAGTCATGGATAGACCAAGATGATCTCATATAATCATATGTACACTGACGCACTAGGTAACACGCACTTTGAGTTTTGGGAAGGAATTAAGCTCGCAGGACGCACCTTCCAATCGGTTCCCCTCTACCACCTATGCCAAAACTATGGTGATGCACAGGTGAGGGATGCATGTATCCACCTCGGTTGCATGCCCTATATCCAAGACCTCCGCGCTATTGCGGATGAATGTGAACGAGTCGAAAAGAGCTTTGTCTAAACCAACAACCCATACCAATGAAAACCACAATAAAAGACGATAGAACAGAAGAACAGAAATCCACCCACTACTGGGCAGTCACCGCCAAGGACAAAGCTATGTCCTACTGGGGAATGAGTAAGGGCGGGGTCAGTCGCGTAGCTTGGGCATGCAAGTCCCATGAGGATGCGAGCAAGGCTTATGACTGGGTCAAATCCCGATCAGAGATGAAGTATGTCAATATCGTTGACCTCCGCACCTACAACCCACCCAGAACAGACGCGCACTTCCACGTTTATGTTTGCGATGGGAATCACATTGCCCTGCAAGACGAATAATGCCATGAGCAATCTTATCCACGATATCTTACTCTGGTTCGGGCGAACCCCGAAAGAACCTTCGCTACTAGCCATGTCCGTCCACTGGTTCAACCATGCCAGTTGGCTGGATCGTCTGGTAGCCAATCGCCAGTTGGAAAACTGGATATCCCACAAACACCATGAAAAAGAAAACCACCAATAAAAAGTCGGGCGTTTCACAACGCGAAAAACAAATCAAAAAGGCTCTCGTCAATCGCCTTGCTGAGAAGGGTATCAGCAAGGACTGGATGAAGAGCAACCTCGTAGTCATTTGCTAACCATGAGAAAGAAATACACTCATACCACCAAAGGGGTTCGTTACCCCTATGCACAACGAGTCATAACACTCACCTCGGAGTCGGGGACAATGCGCCTCACCACCACACAAGGAGAGTTGTGGAAGTACGAACACGATACATTTGGAGGTGCTGGTTATTACGAGCAGACATACCCTGTATCAATACCAGACAACGACTTCGGAGACCTCCTCAAGGGATTGAGGGACGATGAAATGCTGGAAGAAGAATACCTAATCCATGAGTAAGACTATCCTTACCTCAATGGAAGCAGACCTTGCTTGGTCATTCCTCAAGCGGAACCAGATTGAATGGCGAAACTACCTTCGCCATTACTTCGTCATCGACAAAGAAACTGCTGGAGAAATCACGGATGTGATCCTTCAGAAACTTGAACATAAAATCGACAACAAATGAAAACAATCGATCCAAAAAACATCACAGACTTCCAGCGCACAGATGCTGAACTGGAGTCATTCATGGTCTTCTCCATTGCAGTCGCGGGGAAGAACGCCAACCAGACCGCCAACCTCATTGGCAAGGTGCTGGGTGAAGCCAAATCAGACGAGAGTCCCTTCCAGTTTCTGCGGAGGATTCCTCTGGATGACCACCTCCGTTTCTGGAGGGTTGGGCAATATCGTCGCATCCTTCCCGCTTTAGAAGGCGTGATGAAACTCGACCTTCGCACCTGCACGATGGGAGACCTTCTCAAGGTTCATGGCATCGGGCCGAAGACAGCAAATATGTTCCTGCTGCATTCCCGCCCGAACCACCAAGGCGCGGTCTTGGATACCCACATCCTTCGCTGGATGCGGGAAATCCATGGGATCAAAACCCCAAAGCAGACACCCAGTGGCAAGCGTTACGATGAACTGGAAAAGACCGCCAGAGAACTTATCTCGGAGTCATTTCCCCAGATGAGTCTGGCGGATGCCGATCTGCTGATCTGGAAAACCATGAGTGGGAACAATGATGAATAAGATTGTTCTCAACATTGCAGGGGAGCAGGTTCCAGTGCTATTCGATGGCAGTCGGGTAACCTCTCCAGACTTCCCAGATATCGAAGTGGAGTTTGTCGCTGGATGTGGTCACAGAATCTCGCAGGAGATGCTTGTGGGCATATGCCATGACAAGCTGGAGGCACTTCATCAATGAAAAACTATCGCACATCATTGGCAGCAAAGGCTATTCCAATGGACGTTGCGGTCATCTACAACGAGTCACAGACCTCGCAACTATCCATCACCATGGGTGAACTGGAAGACTACGAGGCCCATAGCGGATTCGGAGTTGAGGACGTTACGCCCGATTGGTTATTCTTTGACCTGTTGATGTGGTGCAACCACATAGAATAAAAACCACAATGAAAAACCGAAAGAAGAAGCACAATGGAATCACCTTGGATTATGGGGTGATCAATACAGATGACTTCATAGATGTTGAGGTTCTTGTAAGTCTTCCAACAAAAGAACAATATCTTGCAGTCATTTCAAAAGAGGTTGGAAACCACGCGATTGGTGAACCCATTTATTGCTACGCTCCAACATCAGATCATGACTTTGAAAACGAGGAGGCAACTCCTCCGCTAGAGGTTTTCAATGCTTTGGATTCCGTAATAAAAGATATTGTTCTCATGATTTACAATGCAGAAAAGGAGGCAGCATGAGTCACAAAGTCTGGTTAGACCAAGAAGTCACCGAAGGTGGCATCACATACTCCATTCAACTTGAAGTGGAACTGGAATTCCGAAACGAGGAAGACCCAGAATGCTGTCATGTTGAGATCACCAAAGCAGAGGTTGCGCCGATAGATGGCAAGCCTCTGAAGTTGGACTACGAGGGACGGCAGATTGAAAAACTGATCGTCAAGGGCTATTCCACACTCACCGAAACCATTGATGGACTTCTGTGGTCTGAAATTCAGACCTATACGGAGGACAACTATCGGGATCTGATGAGGTATCTGGAAGATGAAAAAGAAGACCATTATCTATGAAAAGCACACACCTAGCACTGGCGATCTGTCTCACTTGCTTCATTGCATTTGTGGCGGCAGTCGAATCACCGCGCAAACCAAAGAAGAGCAAAGATAAAATCTATGTTCTTCCCTTGGTTGAGGAGATGGCAACCAACCCCAATCCGTTGCAGTTCTAACTCAACCAGACAGGTTCGATTGCCTCACATCCCTCCTTCAGAGTAGCGAAAGCGAAATGGAGGAGGGATTATCTTTTTGTTGGTTGATTACCCACTCCCCCTGTATTAGCTTGGTGCGAACCCAGTCAGGGGGCCTAGAATATGATCAAGAAATTACCAAATGACATCTGGGTGTTGGAGAAGGATACCCATATTTCCAAGTGGGTCGAGGAACACAATAGTCTCAAGTGCGATCCCTGTCTGTTTGAATGGCTGCGCCCCAGATTAGTCGGGGCTTCTGTTGCTTGGGATATCGGGGCCAACATCGGAGACCATACTCGCTTCTATTTGGATTGTGGCATGGAGGTGGTGGCGTTTGAGCCCAACCCCGAAGCATTCCGCTGTCTCTGCCACAACTGTAGCGAGGCCACTTGCTACAATATTGCCGCCTCAGACGGGCAGAAAGAGCTAACTATGGCTCTGGAAGACAATGTTGGGGCATCCCATGTGGTTGATGGCGGGGCAGTTATGGTAATTGCGGCTCCTCTAGATAGTGTAGCCAAGCATCACAAGACTCCAGACTATATCAAGATTGATGTGGAAGGCTTTGAGGCCAAGACACTTGCAGGAATGGAGAAACTTCTGACTAACAATAAACCCAAGCTGTTTGTGGAATTCAATGATGGGGCATTGAAGCGCAATGGATCAAGCTCTGTTGATCTGAAGAAACAAATTGAATCCTACGGCTATACCCAGTTTGAAATCTATCCACCGAATTGCAATTTAACCGATCCTCAGTATGACCTCTTCTTCTTTTAATCCCCATTACCTAATCCGCACCTACGAAAAGGATCGGGATTGGTTGATGTATTGCTTGGCCTCCATTCGCAAATGGGAGCCCGACATTTCAATTACGGCAGTAGCCCCAGTAGGCCATGATGTCGGATGTCCCGTGATCCACGTTGAACCCCGCAATCCAGACGGCTATGTAGACCAGCAGTATACCAAACTCAACGCCGATCTCTATGTCCCGTCTTCTGCCACCCATGTGATCCACATGGATTCGGATTGCATGATGACAGGTAGGCTTTCGGATATGATGGTGGATGGTAAACCCATGATGCTCAAAACTCCATATAGTCAGTTGGATGATCAAGCCAAGGTGTGGCAGGGGGTAACCGCCCACTACATGGGGTTTAATCCTGACTACGAATACATGAGGCGGATGCCGCTTGTGTATCCCATCGGTATATACGCCAAAGTAAGGGATTATCTGGCGGAACGTCATGGCCCCTACGATGAGTGGTTCCCCAAGATCGAAGGCCGAAAACTAAGCGAGTTTAATATCCTCGGAGCCTATGCCGAACAATTCATGGCGGAAGAATTTCATTGGATCGATACGAGTAAAGAAGAATTGCCTCCATTGATTGTCAAACAGGGGTGGAGTTGGGGTGGTTTGGATGTGGTTAGAGCGGAGTGGAAGGCTATCATGGCGCAATGAATTCGGATTTGATGCGGGGGTCGCCCGTGTGTAGGACAGAACCTCCCGAAGGATACAAGTGGGAACCCCCACCATTTAATGTGGTGTTCCAGTTCTGCGCGAAGGACTACACTCAGGCTCTTCGGGTGATTAAGTGGGGTCGGGATTTAGCCCACCAACCCAACGAACTCCATCTAGTCACAGACGAGGGGTTTATGTGTGATAGTTTGATTGATATAGCTCGCTCTTCTTGGGGGTCGGTTGTCTTGCATAGAGTCAAACCCTGTAGCTCGGCTTGGCCTGCTTGCAACAACCATGTGTTTGCCGAAACCTGCAAGCTGATGAAGGGAACAGGTAAGCCTTGGCTCCTTTGGGAGACCGATATGATCCCCGCAAGGCCAGACTGGCTACAGGCTCTGGAAAACGAGTATAGCGAGGCTTCTAGGCCCTTTATGGGGGTTTGGGTGGAGGCTTACGATATCCTCAATGGGGGGGCGGTCTACCCCTCGGACGTTATGGCTTGGTGTCCCCAGTTTTTTGCGGGATCGGCTATTATCCAACCCGCTTTTGATTGTGCCATAGCTCCAGATATCATCTGGTTCACCCACCCCTGCAACCACCTGATGGCAAATGTCTTCTTTACCAGACCCAACGGAAGACCATCCATTGCCACCCCGAATCTTCCCACTTGGAATAAGAGGCTATTCGACTGGACTGTGACCCACAATACCTGCTTGATTCATCGGGACAAGAAGGGTGAGACCATCAAGTTTCTACGTGAGAGATTCGGTATTCGCGAATAGCGATTAGTAGGTAGACACTTCTCTGACGGCGCGGGCGCGGGCTCGCTCAAAGATTTGGGAGATGCGCCTCTTGCCACGCTCCCTCTCTTTTTCGGTGATCTCGGCATCGGGATCAAAGAGATCATTGATGCGCTTCTTTACATCCTTGCCCACAATCTGGACAAACTTGTTGTATTGCTCCTCGGTCATTTGTGCCTCTTCGCCATCCACCAAAGCTTTGGCTCGCTGCGGACTGGGCATGTAGGGATAGATATCGTATTTGGCGAGGATGCGGGATTCGCGGCTGGGCTTGGTCGGGAAGGAAATAATCCTGCCAACCACGCGATCCATCGTTGGCTTGTCTTCGCCAATCGGATCACCGAACAGGTTGACCCGCTGGGTTCCCAGTCGGCGGGCAAATGGCATTTGATCAATGATGATACCCTTGATTCCTTGGGAATCATAGAGAGTAGGATCAAAGAAGCGATCAATCTGACGAACAAGGTTTGGATAAACCATGCCCATCTTGCCTTCGACATATTTGCCCAACGTAGCGACAGGATCTCCCCGCCTGCTTTGGATAGCTTGCATAAATTCCGCTGGGCCAGCAAAGAACGGAAGATCCATGATTACACTGGTTGCGGCGGTCATGGCAACAATAGCACGTTCGGCTCCGCTGGCATCATCTTTTGCATTGTATTGCTCCCAGTTCTGGTAGTTGGCCATCCAAGACAAGACGAGCGCCCAAGGTGTGAACTGATAGCTAATCTGAGGCCCGCCCATAAAGCTAAAGGTATGGGGGCGGTTGCGATCATCCAACCACTGCTTGCGCTCCTCTTCATCTGACGGCCCCATCCCGCGCAGAGTCAGAAGTCCCGCCTTGACCAGACCAGCAGCAAGCCCCATCACCATGACGGAGGAACTTGCCTTGAGTGCCTGAGTATAAAATTCAGACGAACCAACTTTTGGAGGAGCCACATAATACGGGGTATCCTTATCCAATAGGTTGCCACTACCATAGAACAGTCTCTTGTATCCATAGGGGGAGTAGTCTAGCCAGCGATTAAACAAGTTGGTAGGAGTGATAACGAAAGGCGCAGTGAATAGCTTGAAGGCATTGCGGAACCAAGGGTTGGCAATCCTCATGGTTAGATTGTTGAATTGCGCGGCAAGGAATCCCGCAAGACCTGTGGGCATATTGCGATACACATCAGTTAGTGCGCGGTCAAAGCTCTTATTACGAATCTCGGCGTCGATCTCGCCATCTTGAATCTCTATGGCTCGGAACTTGGCATCATTGCCTGTGTATCCCTCTTGCTCGGCTTGCTTGAGGGCCGCTTGGTATACATCGTCTCCCAAATTAAGAATCTGGTTGATTCGCTTTTGCTTGGCTTTTCCTTCCAGCCCCTCGTCTTTGGCCATCTTTGCCGCCTCGGCATAACGCTGTCCCTCTGCGGATGCGGTATAGTTAAGGGCATCGGTGGCCTCCATGATGCGGGTCACATACTTCCATAGATTGAGAACTTTTGCTGGAGGCGACTCAAGCAGGGTCTTAGCAATGGCATTCATTCCCTCGGTGGATTCCAGAGCCACCCCGCCCTTGCGACCATAGTTGATCAATTCGACAGTCAGAGGGGTTTTCTCTTCTAGTCGGGGCATGTTAATGCGGAGACCAGTATTGAATACGTTAATCGCCTCCCTCCACCCCTTGCGGTAGCCAGCTATCAGTCCATTGAGGCGGGTGAAGTCTTTGTCTGCCACCGAACTTGCCAGTCCATTGACCCAGTTTCCAAGCAATGTGTCATTGAGGTTGATGAGGAAGGTTTCAACAGAAGATAGCATATTGCTGTAGAAGAATCCCGAACCCAAGTCGGACAGGCTAAATCCTTTACGGCGGGCAATCTCTGCCATCATGTTGCGGGTAAGTCTGCGGCGTTCCAATCCCTCTGGCATGTCTTCGATGATCAGTGCCATCTCTTCGATTTGCTTGGCAAATTTTAAATCCCAAGTCGGAAGCTCAAAACGGTGGGCCATGACTTCGTAGGCATCCTTGTCGGTCAGGGCTCCAATGTTGACCAACTCAAAGAACTTCTTGAGCGGGCTTTGGGCTAAACGTTTTGTTTTTTCCTTTGGCTTTTTGAATCGGGCAAGAGCTTTCTCGCGGCGTTCTTCAGCCTTGGCGCGGAAGTCTTTAATGATAGCGCGGGACAAATTGACGGCATCGGCATTGCTGACATTCATGTCGGCTACCAACTTCTCGGCAAGAGCCTTCTCAATCTCAATGCGAGTCTTCTTGCTGGAACGATACCAGTCATTGTATTTGCCGACAAGAGACTCGCCCATAGCCTTCATCTTCTGGTTGACAAAGCGCATGACAAGTTTGTCGCTGACGGGGAACTGCTGGATGATGGGCTCTAGACGCTCCATGAACTCTTGCGCGGCTACAGCTTTTTTGTATGCGGCACTAGAAACCGTTTCTCCTCCACCCTGTTTAGCCTCCAGTTCCATCACCTTTAGAGAGATATCCTCTAAGGCTTTATTGAATGCCTCTTGGTATTTCTCCTTGTTGTTGAGGGCATCTTCAATGGCGGCTTGGAAGGAACGTTGGGTGGTAGTCTGACGCTTTGCTTCGGGCACAAAACCCAAAAGGTTCTCAGTTAGTCTGTCGGTGAAGAGCAAAAGCGAAGGCGGGACTCTCTTCTTGGGATCGCGCATCAGGCGACGAGCCAGACGCTCGGAGAACATCTGTTGGTAATCTTCCCAGATGGTTGGACGCTCTCCGTAGATGTATTTGTTTTCACGGGCCAATTCCTTCTTAACCCTCATGCGCTCGTCCTGCATTTCCTTGAACCGCTCTCGCTCGGCTTTGGCGGATTGGCGGGAATCCCGAAGCTTCTTGGCGGAATCTTCAATAGCTTGAGCAGTAACGGGGGACACTCCCATGGCTGTAGCCTCGGCAATGAAGTTGGCGTTGTAGCGGCGGAGATGGCTATTAACCAAGTCAGATAGCGGGTCTGGTTGACGGCGGCGAACTTCTTCACCAGTTACTTTCTTGGCTGCACGAATGGCAAGCTTCTGTGCCTGCTCTTCGATGGTGAGCTTCTTAGCTTCCTGCTCTCCAGCCTTCTTTGCCGTCTTGTCGATATTTGCCTTATTGGATTTGATGGCCGCATCGAAGGCGGAGTTATCAGCATCTTCCACATCCCGCTTGATCTTATCGATCTGCCCCTTGCGATTGGTGATGTGTTTGGAGATAGCCTTGTCGATATCCCTGCGAACTTTCAAAAGAACCCCATCGGCCCCAAGGTCGGAGAATCGGGCAATGGCCTGTACACCTTGGCCCAACTCCTTGAAGTAGTCGTTTACGAAGTCTAGGAATTCTACATGGGCCTCCACCGCTGCTTTGTAGTCGGCTTCTTTGCCCTTCTTGTTCTTAGTGGATTTGCGCTGGGCTATGATCTTGCGTAGGACAATCTGTGCCATCATGGAGCGGACTGGCATGGACACCCCATTGTCCATGGTGGTTGTGGCCTTGATTGCCTCGTCCACAGTAAGCCCGCTCATAACACGATTGGCTTCCTCAACGCTGACCTCATTGCGGAGAACTTCGTAGGCAAGGTTTATTTTGTTCTGCAATTCGCGAGGCAGTTCTTCCCTGATGCGCTCGGCAAAGCTGTAGGGTTTGACTTCGGGCTCCTCTTCTTTCTCGGCCTTGCGGCGGCTGGCCGCATCGGAGATCTCCATGATTCCACGTTGGATCTCCACTTGCTTGCCAATGGCTTGGGCTAGGGTGGTTGCCGCTTCGGGCTCAAGGTTCGTATAACGAATGATGGCATTCTCAAGCGTTTCCACATCCCGCCCCGAATTCATCCACGCACTGGTGATGGTCTCAAGGGGGAGGGTTCCTTGCGGGGTTCCAGCGGCGGCACTTTGCTCGTTGGCCATCTGGAAGGCTTGCCCCATCACCTTAATGGTGGCGGCTTCGGGGGTTCCTTCTATCTGGTCTTCAACCTGTTCGGGGGTGATTTCAAATTCCTCTTCGGGCGCGAACAGGGGTTGGCCAACATCTGTAACAGACTCTTCCATTTCTGGAGTTATGTTAACTTTCCAATATTCTACGGAAGCCACACCCTCTAGCTCGTAATCTCCATTGTTTATTTCTGCGATGCGAAGGGCTTCTTGCACTGTTGTTATATTGCGAGATACCACATTGCCATCGGCATCGCGGACGGTATAAAGACCGCTGCCATCAGATGGGGAAATGGTAATGGGAAGCAGGTCTTTTTCTACTGTCGCTCCCCACTTCTTGACATACTTGCCAATTTCTTTCGGGAGCATTTCATCATAAAATCCCTTCATTCCCTTGCCGCCAATCTTCAAGTCAAGACCGCGAAGTGCAAAAAATGCGGGATTTTCTTTGACGCCTTGCGGCCAAGGAGCGCCACGCCTTGCGTTGGCTCCTTCAATTAGTTTTGCGGCAACGTCTTTGCCAACAGTGTCTTCAAGTTCTTTTTCTGTGACTTTCTTCCCAGACCTTGCATATGGTGCAATTTCTTGCCCATCTTTGCCCTCAATAACCAAATTGAACGTGCCATCGGCATTGGCAATAGCAGATGCCATGTTGATCTGGCGACTGAGATCGTATCTTTCATTTTGAGTTTCTCCAACAGTCCAGCCAATCCACTGCTTGCCGCTTGAAACGGCATCGACCAAAGCCCGCTTGAATAGCTGTAATCCCCAATCTTTGCGGAACGGGGCATCAGAAACCGCCTGCATCCCCTCTCTTCTTGCCGCCTGTTTGAGGCGTCTGGTTACAATATCATATCTTTCTTGTCCTCGGATTGTTTCGCGATTTTCTGGCTGAATATATTCGCGAACAATTGATTGCAAATCTCCAATCAGTGCTGTGTCTATATCAAAAATCTTTTGGGGTTCTGCCTCTAAAATAATATCCGTAAGTTCGCGAGGACTAAGAACATTGATAATTTCATTGGGAAAAAATTCTCCCTCATAACCATATTTTCTTCCTTGTTGGTGTAGGTCGGATTGAAATTCTTCGACAAGTGTCCCATCTCGTCCTTGACCGTCTTGCCTGTCTGTTGCTCTGTAGTGGGCCACATAATTCGGAGTGTCTGGGAAGTGACTGGATGTGTATCCCTTCAGTGGTCTTGTCCTTACCGCTTTTACAATGGCCTCTTCTGGGCTCTTTGCCATAACGGCATTACCTAAAAACCTATTGTTTACGGATACTTGATACTCTCCCACACCTTCGGCCATCTCTAAGAGATCTACCGTGAACACGCTAGATCCATAGTAATAAACCCCTAAATTGTTGGCTTCTGGTCTCTGTAGATCTTCAACGCGCAAATCCTGAATGGGTGTTGTAAGAACAACCTCACGATAGTTTTTGCCATTGGGAAGCACCAACTTTGGATCATTGTATCTGGCTGGCCTTCCGCCCCTAGAACGAACTGATAAATTTTTTAGAAGTTCTTCTGCTTCTGTCTTTGCAATTCCTACCGCCTCATCTTTTGTGTCTGCAAGTATTTTCCACTCATAAAGATCTGAATCTTCGGAAATTCTTCCGCGAATAACCCACTCGCGACCATCTTTTGTTTCGATTGGATCTCCAACCCTCCAATTAGTTGTATCTACCGAGACAACAACATCCTCTCCGCCCACAATGTCTTGAAGCCGAACTTCTTCAAATTGCATTGTTCCCTCATCCTGAATGTAGCGGAGGATTTGGTCTTTGGGGACCTTCCCATTGTTCTCCGAAGCTATGCGATCTATGGCGTCATTGATGCCGCTCCATTTGATTTCTTCGGGCTTGATCCCGCTGCCCTTGGAGGGATCAATAATTGCCTTAATCTGTTGTGGCGAAGACACATTGGGCATCTTTGCGCCTACAACCCGCTCTAACTGGGAGTAAAATGGAGCCGCTTCTGGCTCTGGGGCAAAATCGCCCTCAAATTCTTCTTCAAGGGCTGACTCTACAGCTTCGGCGCGAGCAATGCCCTCCTCGTTTATCTGTGCCTGATTCTCTACTAGAGAACTACTTAGGGCTTCTCCGAAAGAAATCCCCTCACCAGCGCCTGCGTCTTGTCTATCTCCAGCCGTGATGCTGCTTGGTAGATAGGCTCCAGTCTGCTCACCATCTTCTTCGCTTGTGGGTCGAGGGGAAACTTCTTTTGAAGGCTGTTGTACAAGACGATCACCTCCGACAACAGTTGTTCGGGGCTGTCCATCTGGCTCTTTAGAAGATCTTTCGTATTGTTCTCCAGTGAGTTCATTGTCGGTATCCTTTGTTTCGGCTGTTCGGAATTTGTTCTTGAGGCTAATAATAGCATCGGGATGCTGATTTACAATAGGTAAAATTTTGTCAACCGCACTCTGGATGGCCCCAACCTCACCCAAATAAGCTTCGTTTTGTAGAATAAAGAACGTAAAATCAGATCCCTCATTCCTGTGGAGATGGTGGTTGATCTCGTGGATAAGGGTTTTGGCTATCGTTCTGGCCAGCATCCTGCGGCCAAACTCAGTCCTAGCATACTCATCCACCCTCTCTTCATAGATCGGGTTAACCAGAACGGACACGGGGTCGCGTGAGGTATTGACGCCTCCCCAGTTTTTGGAAATACCCACTCCATAGAAGTAATCCAGACTGTCCTCTTCGGACTTGCCAGTGGGAGCAACTGATCCCTTCTGGCTTTTCACTTTGTACCAAGTGTCCTCAAGGATGTTGTCTTCATTGCCCTTGCGGAGGGCTACAACCAAATCATCAGCAACATCAAAGACAGCCTTGGACAAATCCTCCAAGAATTTCTGTTCAAATGGCTGTGGAACAATGGTGGTATTGTTGTAAAGGGTTGGGGAATCCTTGCGCGGCTTGCCTCCACTTATATCCGTAAGCAGATTGAATTCTTGATCAAACTGCCTTTGGCGCTCCTTGATCCTGATGTCGTTTAGCAATTGATTAATATAATCCTTAACAACGCCATTCTGAAAATCCTCTCGACTGTTGGTGAATGGATAGGCCAAGGACGCCGCATCAAGACCGCCAGCATCAATATCCACAACAATGTTGTATGGAAGGGGATCTCCGCCCCAAAGCTTCAGGGGATCTATCTTTAGATTTTCTTTCTCAAACTGAAACAATCCGTTGCTGTATACGGACATGTTGTGGTTTTTTAAATTGCGAGTAGCGCCAGCAATCTCAATATCTTCATTCCACTTTGCTTTTCCGTCTTTTCTTTTAAGGCCAAGTCTTGATGATGCAACCCTTACTTTGATTGGTTTCTTAGCTCCAGCTATAACAAAATCCTGTTCAAACGTTTCTACATTTGGAGCATCTTTAACGAAGTCTTCAAATGTATAAGGCTTTTTGCCTTGGCTTTTTTTAATTTCATCAAGAGTCCAAAGACCGGATGGCTCGTTTTGAAATAGCCCAATAAGCTCATTTTGATATGAACCATAGTTATCATCAATAATCGTAAGATCATGGTGAATTAGTCTATCAAAGACTGTATATGGATTTTCAAACTCAACAGTTTTGCCGTCAGAGCGTGTGATGCTTTTCTTGAATTCCAAGATAACCATTGTGCCATTCTGCCTGCTTGGATCTTCGGCAACATTCACGTTGAATTTCTTATCAACAAGTTCCTGCTTGGTAAGATCGGCCTTGGTAACAACACCATCGCGGACGGTTTCAACCATCACGCGATCAGCACTCATAAACATGCCAAGCTTGGCTAGACCAAATCCGCCAGATCCCTTACCAGAACGCTTAAATGTCCCACCAACCGTAAAGAATGCGTTTTGCAGAATTTCGGGGGTCATGCCTCCGCCATTGTCGGAAAACATCATCCTGACAATCTTCTCGCCATTAACCTCAAGCTCCTTGCGGGAATAACCAATTACACCACTGCCTCTCGGAATCTCTCCAGTTTCTTCGGCGTCCTTAATGGCATCAAAACTATTTTGGACGGTTTCTTTGACCACCACTTTGGGCAGTTCGGCAGTGTAAAGTCTTTCGCCTAGAAGCTGGAAGGTTCTTTCTTTCTCCATCTCCAAAGACATCTCTACCGTTTTGCTAGTTTCAGGCTCTGGAGCCATGTCAGGTTCTGGTTCTGGAGAAGGAGTGATGCCAGCCGCTCCGCGAGCCTTGACCCTAGCGGGCTCCACCAACATGCCAACATCAATAGATGCCTCAATGACTGCTGCCGCCATAGATCCCTTGGGAAGTTGCAGTATGCGCTGAATGGCATCCACGAAGGCTTGCCATAGGCTTTGCCTCGGATTGTTGGGATCTTTGAGTCCCTTGAGTAGTTCGCGGAACGAGGGCTCGGAAAAGGTCTGGGATACGAACTCCTCTATGTTTGCCAGTCCGTAGAGTTGTTCCGAATTAAGATCCTTGCGAAGCAGTCCCTTGGCCTGCAAATTCCTTGCCATGGCTTTGGAATTGTCGGCGGTTGGGGCTCCAGCGATTCCATTTTTCCCAAAGTATTGCTCGGTAATTCCAAGTTGTTCGATGGTGGAAACGTATAGAGAAAAAAGCCTACTGATGGGTTCGGGGGTTTTGGGATCGGCAACCAATTTATTGATGGCATCTAAATACGCCTTGCCGCGCCCCACTTTTTTGCGGGGCAGATATTCATACACTTGGTCTGCTGTAAGCGTGTGGCCAGCCTCATGCGCCAAAATTTCAACGGGCATTGGTATGGTAGATGGAAGCCCAATGACGGATTTAACCCCACCCCATCGCCGCGCCCTTCCCCTCTTCTTTAGCGAGGAAAGACTTTGGATGGGCTCCAAATCCAAGATGGGCATATCCAACTCGGCAAGGATGGCCGCGACATCCTGCATCATTATTTCGTTGGGATCGGACTGGGCGATCTTGGAAAGATTAAGTCTGGATGCGGTCTTCAACGCCTCTCGCACCGTCTTGCCAATGGATTGTTTGGGAGGAATAGACTGCGGCCCCCAATCACTTCTTCCAATGGTTGGTGCGGGCTTACGGGCCCGCTCCTCTTGTGCCGCTCTGATTGCATTATTGGCCTGCTCTTCGGTGATGGCACCAGCAGTTGGCGCAACGGGCGGAGGCGTAACTGGCGGAACTACTGGAGGTGCGGGAGGAACATAGATATCTCCATCCAGTGTCCAGCCTTGGGGCATGGTTACATTCGGGCCCACCTGATCCACTCCGATACGAAGGCCCTTGGAAATAGCTTCTGCCACTACTTCATTGGCTCCCGTGTCGATTTGGATCTTTCGGGCTTCAGGGGTCAGACGCGGGCGCTCGGCTTCAGGAATTATCGCAAGGCCAGCCTCAGTAATAACGGGCTGGTCTTTATAGATCTCAATCAATCCCGCCTCGGTCAAAGCCGTAACATCTTCAGGAGTTTGCTCCGTCCTCACAACTCGTAGCAGGGGTTCCAGATTTTCGACAGGCTCCCCAGCAGCACCACCACCAAATTCCTTTACCGCATTCTCCACTTCATCACCAAAGGTTCGCAAGGCATTGAGGGCCTGTTGTGGGTTTTCTTTGAATGCCTCAACCACCGTGGTGAAGGCTTGCTCTGGCAGGATGTTCTTGAACTCTCCCTGCTCAATCAAATCAATGTTGAACGTTCCCTTGTCGATCTCTTGGGCAATGCTATTAATGACATCGCGGAAATTATTAATATCAATCGTTGCAGCCCGTTCTGCCGTGGGGATGATGGCCTCGCCAATGGATGAACGAAAGGATTCGATGAATCGTGTTTCTACCGCCCTTGCCACAGCCTCTTCACCAAGACGCGCAGCCTCTTCTTGCTCTTTGAGAAGTTGGGCCAGACGGGCATTGGATTCTTTTTCGGGCGCGGGCGGCTGGACTGCGACTTGTTGCTTCAATGCTTCGGCAGACGCTGGGCCGTAGCGTTTGGCCTCTTCGGACTCTGCCGTGTCCTTGGCATCTTGCTGGGCCTTCCTTGCTTCGGCTTCGGCCACCACTCGCTCCATCTCTGCCTGTTTAGCTCTGGTGGTTTCAGAAAGCCCGATCATGCGAACAAGGGGAACCATGCCCACATTCTCCGCCATGAGTCGGCCAGCTTCGGTTACGGTAGCTTGTCCAACCTCGTTGACCTCCACCATCGGATTCTTGATGCTGGGAAGAAACCGCCCCTCGCCCACACTGGTAATTCCAACAGCAACTCGCTCGCGACCAGTCAAAGATTCCGCGCCTAGCCCATTAGCAATCTTGGCCATGGCCGTAAGCCCGTCTTTGGTTTTAGGGGACACCGCCATTCCATCCAACTGATCCACCATCTGCTCGTTGACTACATTACGGCGCATGGGGGCCAAAACTTCGTTGTAGTAAGATAGATCTGCGGATGCCAGTTTGCCCTCAAGTTGGTTGCGGGCAACTCGGCTGATTGTATCATCTTCTAAAAGTTCGGAGAGTTGCTGACGCTCCGCTTGCAGCGAATTCATCCTTGTGCGGTCAACGGCCACTCCACCCAAGTTCGCAGCCTCATCACTGGGCAATGTGGCGTCATATTCGCGTTGGAACTCTCCACCAATAGGAGAGCTTGCGCTGATGTTAGAAATATCCTGCTCTGCATCGGCAATGGACTGGCGGATGGATTCCATAGATGCTTCACGCCTTGCCATGGCCTTGGGAGCCTTCATGTAGTCAAAGCCGTATTTAAGTCCTTCAACCCCGCTACCCAACATGCCGCCAATAATCAAAGCCTTGAAGCCATTGTTGACAATTTCAGATGTTGTTAAGTTCGGGTTAAAGGTTGCCTGTTCGACGAATCCCTGACCAATCTGCGCCACCAGTTCTTCAACGCCCTCCACAGTGCCTCCCCCTATAACATTTGGCATAAACCTGTCTAGTTGAGCCTTGTATGCTGGGGTGTTTAGCTTGGCCTTGATGGCGTCTGGCCCCTCTCTAAATGGAGACTCGGAGCCTCTTTTGCCACCAAGAATCGTAACAGTTCCCTCAATTAGTGCAGAGAGCGCGGCGGGAAGTTGGGCCTCTTTGATTGCTTCTGCCCTCGCTTGAGTAGGCTCCATGCCCCCATCGATCTTTTCTTTTTCCAAAGTCTGGATGGCCGAAGAGAGAACGCCGCCATAAGACTGGGCCATGACCGCACCGACAGAAGACCCAAAGCCGATATTGCTAACGGTCTTGGGCTTAAATCCTGCCCTCTTGGCCCCAAAACCAACCGCACCACCAAAACCTACTTGCACCCCAACTTGAAGTGCGCCACTCGCAAGATCCTTAACAAGGGTTGGCCCGCCAATTTCTTGAGAAATGCGCTCAAGCCTATCAATCTCGTCACTGGTTTTGCTGGCTGCATCCAAGAAGGGATCAGCAAACTTTTGTGCCCCCAAAATAGAGGCTGTCGCCCCGACAATCGTTTGACCAGCACCAAGAAATCCAAGGGCTTGTTGCCTTAGTCCGACAACGGCTTGAACGCCAGCTTTGGGAATGTTGCTTAACCATCCGTCATTGCGCCCCTTCCATTCGGCAATTTGGCGTTCGGGTGAGACATTCTCAAGGTTGTTGTCTTTTACAAAACTGTTGAACTCACTGACATTTTCTTTCAGCCATGGATATTCAATTTTTGCTGCTTCTTTTTGTAACTGTGGAATAGCGGAAATAGCCGTGCGCTTTTTGGCATCGGAAATATCTAACGCATCAATTTCTCCCTTAATTCCTTCGGCATCCCACACATGGAGAGGAGAGATGCGGATTTCGTTGTTGACGATCCCAACCTTGTTGGTTCCCTCGGCCAGATCCACCATGGCGCGGGCCTCGCGGAACAACCTCCCCTGCTCGGGGTTGTCCTGATTTATTAGGGATTGGCGCAATTCATCATACTCTGGAGCGTTAGCATTGGACTCCAACAGGAACTGGTCTACTGACTGGCCACTGGCAAACGCTTGACCTATTGCCTCTGCCCCATTGTTGATCTTGGTCTCGCCCTCCTTGAACCGCTCGACATATTGGTTGGTAAGATCTTTTTCTTCCGCTTGATATTTGGCTTGGATAGCCGCCATGGCCTCCTTGCGTTTGTCAGTATCTTCAATGGTGCGAGCTTGGGCGTATTCCTGTTCGGCGCGAGCATCGATATCGTAGAGGGCCTCTGCTGCCTCATCCCCAAACACCCCACTCCCACGGCGATCTTCGATGTAATCGATGCGGGCCTTCTTTTGCCTTTCGTTGAATTTTTCAATCTGTGGCTGAAGCTCCGCCACCCTGTCTTGCGCCGATTGCGCCGAAAACCCTGAATTAAGAAGGCTGTTCCAAGTGGTTTGTAGTTCTTGCTCTTCTTCTGGAGTGCGAACTTCTTTAGCCCCAAGCTCTTGATACCTAGCCCCCAATTGTTCATAACCCCTGCGGGCCTCTTCAAATTCTTTGGTGGTTTTATCCCAGTCGGAAAGAAGTTGTTTGTTGGGATCTTGTTGGGGCTCGGTGGCGTTGGTTTTATATTTATCCCACCAATTGGCTTGCGGGGCCATCTCTGGTTCGGCCTCTGCGGGTACGGGCTCCAGTGTCGCTTCGGGCTCTGGCGCGGGTGTAGACTTGTATTTGTCCCACCAATTACCCTCTTGTGCTACTGGCTCGGCTTCCTCTTCTTCTGAAGCAACGGCAGCACCACCAGTTTTGTACTTATCCCACCAGTTGCCATTTGCCATGATTAAGGAATAGTTATAACAGTTATTCCATCGGGAGCAAGAACTCTATCTCCGCTATTGTAGTTCTGAAGGTCATCCTCATTGGCCACCTTGGGAATCTTCAAAACAGCAGCGGCACCACGAACGGCGGCGCGGGCCTTGGCTACATCTTCTGGTTCGGCCCCTTTATCGCCAGCCATGCCTTCATATGTGGCAAGAGCCTTGTTGTAGTCATCAAACCTTGTTTCGGACTCTTTCTCCGTAGCTTTAGTTTCCTTCCTTCCCTCAATAGCTTTTTCTGCTTCGGCAATGATGGGCTTGGCCTTATTGGGATCAAACTTAACAACCCCAGCGGGAAGATTAGGAACAAGCATTCTGGCCTGTTGTTCTGGAGTTAGATTGTATTTTACAATATCTGCATTTATTTGCGCCTGCTCTTCCCCCTCTTCTTCCATTGAGATGGTGCGATCTTTTTCTGCCGCCACCCTTGTATTGTAAATATCGTCCATCGCGGCGATAATTGGGCTTACTTCTTCATTTTTTGTTGCTAGAGGGAAGTCGCGAATAAGTTGTGATCTGCGTTGAAGATATTCTGGCGACTCTGGATCAAGTGGCGGAATTGTATTTCCCGCTGAATCAACCCCGCCGCCATTTAGACCAGCCAAAAATCCCGAAACATGCTGATTGGTTCTATGTTTTATATCCTGTGCTGTTCTGCGTGTTTCGCGCTTTAACTCTAAATCTTCTTCTTGTAGTTGCCTGTCTCGGAGCGAGTCTTCTATTTCTCTTTGTTCTTTGGCGGCTTGTCTGGCGGCTTCTTGCTGATCAATAAGCATTTTGTATTGCGCGTCCCAATCCTCTTGCATCCTTATCGCTCTACGACCAGCGCCAGTAGGTTCCCCTGTGGAAAAGAATGCAGTTTTAGGAAGTTTGGGCCTTTCGCCTATTCCTCCGTAAGCCTTGGGAAGATCCATCGGGTCGCGCTGGCCAGCCATAACTTCAGAAGCAACCCAAGCATCTTTTTCTGATCTACTAGCCATCGGTGAAATGCGGCGACCTTCGGCAAGTCTGGTAATATTTTCACCAGAAAGAGGCGATTCTCCCGCTGCGGCAAATCGTTTGCGCTCTTCTGTCGAGGACAATGGAGACGCCCCCCATCCGCGTTCTATGCGCCAAACGTCAGATGATGTCAGTGGTTCAGCCATAAATCAAACACCATAACCAAAATTAAAACTCATTGGATTTCCGATGCGGTTATTATCAAGAATTGGAGTTAAAGCATTAAAATTCATTCCTGTATTAAAGCCAGATGCCTGATATGGCTGGGGGCCTCCGGTTGGAATATTAAAAGAACTTCTAATTCCAGCAACACTGCCTCTTTGCGCCATAGGAGTTCCAAACTGTGGAACCATTGATTGAAATTGTTTTTGGATGCCAGCAATAGATGAGGGCTGTTGAGATGTATATTCGTTTCTGGCCTGTCTGATTGATTGCGGACTCATTCCTGATTTATAAGCTTCTTGAGTGGCCCCAGCCAACGCTGCTCTTTCTGCTCTTTTTTGTTTAAAAAATTCTTCCTGTTGCGCGATTTTATTTTGGGCCATTTGCAGGCCTTGTGATCTAATTTGCGCCAACAATGCCTGTTGCTGTTGCGGGGATCTAGAGCTTTGCTGATCTATGGAGCGGGGCGCGGCCATATTGGCTTGCTGTTGATCGGTGGCAAAAATTGTTCCACGCGGAGTCTGGATGGCGGTTCTTCCCATTTGCCCCGCCGTCTGGGCTCGATTAATTCCCACCGATAGAGCCCCACCCTCAATCGGAATTGAGGTTTGTGGAGCTAATGCCATGCTATTAAGCGGCTGACGGAAGCTATAACCCTCACCACGAAACCCTCCCCCTCCCGTAAAAGAAGCTGGCTGACCGAAACCGAAGGCTTGTGCCTGCGGCAGTCCTAAAGATCCAAAGTCTCTTGATCCCATCTCCCTTGATCCAAAAGCGCCACCAGAAAGTCCAAGCGAAGATGGATATGCGGAATTTATACCACCAACTCCGATTGTTGCGGGCACCTTGCTGGTAAACCTAGTTGAACCCGCCTTCTGTTCTGATGGTCCGATATTTGAAAAATTAGAAGGAAAAGCAGAAACGCCCTGCATTCCCAAGCCCCAACCGAATTGGTTGGGCATAACCATTCCTCGCTGGTTTGAAATCCTGTCTTTTTCTTCTTGTGTCATATTATCGCATGTTAATCATTTGTCGGGTTAGCCAAGGTGCAACTTGCATAACCCCTTCTTGGCCCGCGTTATATTCTTTTAGTTCGGCGTTGAGAAGGAGAATCGCACGATCCATGTAGTATTGGCCGCGTTCGACATCGGCCTTCTCTTCGGCGTTCAGAGCCATGAGACCAAGCTTGATGGCTTCCAGAGAGTCGGGATAGAGGGGGTCGTTGTCGGAGATAGCCCAGCAATGGCGGCGTTTGAAGATGCCTTGAACAGCGTCCCAATTACGATCCACGATGTAACGCCGATAGCTTATTGCCCGCTCCCCAGCCTCGTATTTGGCCAGAGTAACCGAACCCGTGGTTGCCGATAGCGTGATGGTGCCCGTGGTAGGGGTTTTCTCGACACTATAGATTTCCTTGAATGTCTGACTGGTGGTTTGGGTTCCGTTTCCAAGGTCAAGACGAATGCCCTCCACTCGTTCACCATCCACTGTAGAAAAGATCTTATCTCCATTGTTGTCCTTTCCGCGAATCCAGATGTAGCTTCCAGCACACTCTGTTTCACTGCTACTCAGGGTCAGGGTTGAGGCGGTCTCAATGTCCCTGAATGTGACGTAGCCTTCCCCGATATCCTGCAACGGCCCACTGTAGGCTTGGTCTGCTTTGCGGATGCCGCGTCCTTGGGGCAAATACTGGTACCACTCGCTCTGAACTGCGGTGGTCTTGTAGCCCGCCTTGCCCCCTCGGATACAGGTCTCTAGATGGCGGGGGAGGGTAATGAACTTGTTGTCGTTGGCGTCCTCGTAGGCTGTAATCGTGGCCTGTTGAATGAGGCCAGCCCATTTGCCCTCGCTGTATAGCCTCTCCAAAACCCGATTGATATTGTTTCGGAGTTCGGCTTGCGCGTCAAATCCCGCCAGATCGGGGGGATCAGGGACGGGAACAACCGAGTTCGGTAATCGCTCTACGCAGAGGCCAAGGGTCAATGAGGACATTTTGCCCGCAAAGCTACCACCCTTCCAAAGGAAGGTCAATAGTAGAGATTACAAACCCTCCCAAAGTTCTCCGCGCCCCAACTTATCCAGATACTCACCAAAGGTTATTTGATCATGCTCATTGTAGATGTAATCAAATAGATAATCTTCGGCCTCCTTTGGGAGATCTAGCTTCTTGCAAAGCTTCTTGAAATACCGATCCTGCACCTTGGACAACTCATTGATGAAGTCTTTGGCAGCAAAGATGCGGTCATCTGGGTGGCGGCTCATTCCTTGAACTTACCCTTCTTGGCTTTCATCTTCTTGTAGACCTTCGGGTCGATAGTGGATTTGGATTTCGGGCGGCTAGTGCCAGCTTTTTTCCGTGCGTTGATGTTATCGTATAGTCCTTTTTTCTTCATAGTATTATTTTCCTTTCTTAACTGATTTGCTTCCACTGCATCCCCACTTTTTGCGGGAAAGTTTGTTAGGAGAATTGGGATCACTCCGCCAATCACCTTTAATTTTATTACTGCGGGCACAGTAGGCATCCGCTCTGGGACTGCCAATCGGCCCAATCTTGCTTCCTTTAGCCCCATACTTCACGGTTTTCTTGCGCCCTGTTTCGGGGTTAGTTACTGTTTTGCTGAATTTCTTTTTCATAGTATTATTTAGTTGTTAGATTTCTTCCATAGCCGCACCACTGACGCACCTGACAGAAGTGGAGGCAACGCGTATCCTCCCCGTCCCTTCTCTCGACGGCACCACCGATTCTTTTGGCGTGTGCAAGAGCCTCAGATTCAAGCTGATAGATCCCTCCATTGACGGCACGTTTCGCTCCTTTTTCTTTGAGGACAGCCCACGTTGTGGGTTTGGCCCAACGCTCTTCCTCGGTGCAGACTGGTATGTCATCTTCCTTTTCTACCATCTTTGCCGCGTTGTGCAAGGCGATACGAGAGCGGATGTATGCCATTGTCTCGGCCTCATGCCAAATCTGGAGTGGGATTTCTTGGATGGCGCATTTAGGATAGTCGGCCTTGAATTCGGCGTCCTTGCGCTTCCAGTCCTTACAGACAAGCAGGATGGCAAGTTTCTTGGGGTGGATGCCATTGTGTTCGCAGAGGAGCTTGTTGACATTGGCTTGCTTTGTCCACTCAAGCTTGTCATCGCTCATGGCCTTGTAGACGCTGGAGACCTTGTAGTCCCACAAGGTTTCGGTCTCGCGGTCAAACAAGTCGATCTGTCCTCCCAGCTTGACGCCGTCCACATCGATATAAAAACGTTGCTCGCAGACGTAGCGTTCGGGATTCCGCTTCGCTATCTGTTCCAAAACGTAGTGGTTGGCTGTCCCCAACATCGTCCATACTTTCTCGGAACAGTCCATGGTGATCTCGTTGCTGTGGCGTTTCCAGAGTTCGGAGATCTTTGGAGGTTGTGCCAAACCTGTAGTGGTGATGTCTGACTCCCCTTTGCTGTAGGTGTCCTCGCTGACAAGGTCTACGAAAGGCTGGGGTAAAGAAAATCGGTTGGTTATGATCATAGTGTTGTTATGAATCTGACGCTGTTTTTATAACAACGTTCAAAGAAAGTAGCGGGGCTGGGCGATCCCATATTTGGCTGAACCTGACGGTTAGATGTAAGATCTGCCGTTTTCGGCCACCCCGCCAAAGGATTATTTGCCCTTCTTCTTTTTGCTCATGCCAGCTTCCGACATAGCAATAGCCTTCGCTTGGGCTGGTTTGGTTACCTTCTGGCCCGAACTACTCTTGAGTTTTCCCTTGGAGTATTCGCGCATTACAGTTCCAATTTTCTTTTGTGCTTTAGTTTTCTTCTTCATATCTATGCTGCTTTTTCTAGTTGGTTGTTGGTTGCTTGCGGCGTTTTGATGCCCAAGAGTTTACAGATGTATCGGATGTGGAAGCACTCCTTGCGGAATTGATAGCTTGGACAAGTGCAGGTAATTGGGGCTTCTCCAACGTCAACGAGGTAGAAATCTTCTTGGTGGGTGCGTGACTGGATAAGAAATGTTCCCTGATCGTGCGGCAAAATCTTAATGCCCTTTCCATAGCTAGTCATTGGCCTCCTCTGGTTGCGGGGTTTTGAGGGACTCAGCCTTGCTTGCCCCATAGCCCAATTCTTCGGGACTGTAGGGTTGGATGGGCATCTTGAAGGTATGGCCAGAGCGGTCTGCTTGGATGAAGAGCGAGGTGGCTATGCCTTGCCTATGTTCGTTGGGAAGGTCTAGCTCGACAGCAATGTCGTTGGCCTTCTTCACACACAACCTCATAAGGTTTGCCGCCTGACAGAGGAAGACTTTGACTTCGCGGTCTTTGGGCTCGGGGTTCTTGATGGCCTCTCCTGCGGGCTTCTGGGGCTCGCGGGGGATATCCTGTTGCTTGTCCTGCCCCAATTCCGAAGCCTTGACCATGGCAGCTTGGATCTCCATCGTAGCAGTTCCCTGCTTGTCGTTGCCCGAAGCAATCAAGACTACTGTCTTGCCGACATGCTCTTTGAATCCATCTTCGATATCTTTATTCGGGATGAAGTAGGTATGGTCTACTCCTCCGACTTCCACTGTTACCAGATGGAACTTTTTCTGATCGGCTTTACGAACGATGACCTTGGGAACCGATTTGATTGTGACCAGCTTCGGGCCGTTTTTGACGAGGTCGCCATGGTGGAGGCTGGGTGTTTTATCGTAGTTCTTTTGGTTGGGTTTTTGGAATGACATATGGTTTTGGTATTCTCTATATCCGACACTCGGCTTTGTCAAACGTTCAAAGTATTTTTTAAAAAAAGGGCGGGGGGCAGGAAAAACCACTAACCTACCCCCCGCGATCATACACATGAAAACGAGGGAGAACACATACCCTCAGACCGCAATCTACCAGATTCGTTCAATCTTGCAAGGGTAAAATGACCTTGCTAGGATCGGGCTTTTAGAGTAGGTTGACTCGCAATCTATGGCCGAAAACCCGCCCCTGAATCGTATCTATGTCCTTGGCTACTCCGCCAATGATCGCGATTACCCAATTGTAAGCCTAAATGCCGACCCAAGGGTGGCTGGGTACAAGGTTCCTGAAGACCTCTCAACCTGTCCCGACAAACGCTATCCTAACCATGTATTTACGGGGGCCCAGCCCCTTTCTGGGGATGAACGGGTTCGCCATGTGTGGGAGATTCTTCCCTCTCCTTGGGTGCCATTTACCCGCTATGATGACGATCTAGGCCCGATTCAGGGTCGGCGCAGAGCGGTTAAAAATGAAGGACAACAAGCCAGTTTGTCGTCTGATAAAAAGATATCATATGAAGGGCGGGACGGATCGGCCATTGTTTCTCTAGAAATAGAAGAGATTTGGTCTATAAAGACCGACGAAGATG